ACTAACTCACTATTCTGATAAGGCAGCAATTGCTAAGAATAAGATTTGGACTCCAGCAGATCTTAATAATGAAAAAAAGACGATTGCGGAGATTGAAAGTATTAATCCAACTGTAGTTCATGTTACAAATGATGCTTTGGATACTGAGTGGGTAATGTTGAGAACGTTTGTTCATACCATGGCATATGACCAAACACCAGGCAGATTCATCAAACTACTAATCAGCGACGGTAATAAAGATAATCCCAGATACCTAGGAGTAATTAGTATGTCTAGTGATGTTATTACCATTACCGACCGTGATAATTATATCGGTTGGACTCCAGATGCCAAGTTGAAAGGTAAGAAATTGAATAATAGTGCAATTGGTAGTTGTATTATGTCTACGCAACCGTTTGGCTATAACTTCTTGGGTGGTAAGTTGATTGCGGGACTTGTAACTGGCGAAACGGTTAGAAATCTTTGGAAACAGTTGTATGGTCAAACACTAGCTGGTATTACCACAACCAGTCTATATGGTAGTTATAGTATGTATAACAGTCTTAAGTGGTGGCACAAGTGCGGGTCTAGTAGTGGTAAAATGACCATTAAGCCAGATGATGACATCTACAAGGTGTGGCATAATTGGATCAAAGAGAACAAGGCTGATAAATATAAACAAGCCATGACTCAACGTGAAGGTGTTAGTGGACCCGTGACTGGTGCCAAGAACAGAGTGTTGAGCATGATTTTCTCTCAATGTGAAATTAAAGCATCCGAATATGTTCATGGTTACGAACGTGGAACCTACTATGCTTGTCCCTATCGTAATAGTAGAGAATTCTTGAAAGGTGAAATTGAAGAATCAAAGTTGGACCCCAACCCAATTTACAACGAAAAGTTTATTATTGATTGGTGGAGACAAAAGGCAATTGCACGATATCAAACTCTCAAGAATGAGAAACGATTGAAGGGAGATATTCTATATTACAACAAAATGATTGGAATGTCGTATGAAGACTCAAAAAAACTTTACTTTGGTGAGGTAGGAAGATGAGATTTTTACTATTTATTATGGTAAAGACATGGGAAAAAGTAAAAATCCGTCCGTCAATTATACATTTGCAGATAGATATCAAAAATTTATATCTAAGCTGACGCAATTTGCCAAGTCTGCTAGAACAACCACAGAAAAAGATACTTCTCCCGATGGCGTATTCACTGGTGAACCTGGTGATTTGTTGGTAAAAAATGATAACTTAATTTGGTATAGAGACAATTCAGACGCCGATTTTAATTCATTATCAGATCAATTTCCCGATCTTACCAAAAAAACTCAATACGTTTTAACCCAAGGCATCAATAAAAAGGCGTCTTGGGTTAAAACAGCTGCTGGCCCTACCACTTGGAAACTTCTTGGATACTTCTGTCCAATATTAGGTGTTGATTGTTGTGCTACTGGTTCGTTTAGTGGAAGTCAAAGCGGTAGTGGTAGCTTCTAATTGACTTTGATCACGCTCATGGTATACTAATTATCATGAGAAAAAGTCTGTGTTGTATATCCCTAAAACTGCAAGAACGTGGTATCAAAGCAAATACCATGACAAAATCTAGGTTTCTTGCACTAGAACGTGTCGATTCACTGGAAATTCTTAGTAAACGTGTATTGAACAACGTTATTGTTACAAAAGAAACTATCAAGTATTGTATCAATAAAGGTTGGAACTACCGTGTAAGCAGTGATTTATTTCCTCTAAAAACTCTTCCAGAGGCTAATCTTGACTTTGATTGTCTTCCAGATAAAGATAAAATTGATCAAGCATTTGATGAATGTGTTGTTCTTATCAAAAATAGTAAGATTCGTTGTAGCACACATCCTGACCAGTTTGTGGTTCCAGCTAGTGCAAATTCGACTGTAGCACAAAAGTCTATTGTGGAATTGACCTATCATGCGGATGTAATGGACCGTTTGGGTCTTCCTCGTTCGTATAATGCGCCTATAAACATCCATATGAACTGTTATAAAGGAGACCTCAAAGCTACGGCAAAACGGTTTATAGAGGTGTTTAGACAGCTTCCTGATGGTGTTAAGAGCCGTTTGGTCTTAGAGAACGAAGACAAGCCCAACAGTTGGAATGTCAAACAACTGTATGATTATATTTATCAAGAAACCGGAATCCCAATTACGTATGATAATCTGCATTTCAGATGCAATACTGGTGGATTGACTGCCAAGGATGCGGTGACACTGTGTAAGTCTACATGGGGTAGTTACGTTCCTCTATTTCATTTCAGCGACAACGATGTCAAGAATCGTAATCCTCGTGCGCATGCGGACTATCCTACTGTGTTTCCCGATGAATATATTGGTGAAAATATCGATTTGGACTTTGAGTTCAAGGCAAAGGACTATGCGATTGAATTTTTTGAACATAAACTCCAAAAATAAAAAAAGTAGAAGTTGTTGACTTCTTCAAACTGTGTGTCAAGATTATTTCAAGTTGGTGATGAACTAACGAAACAAAAACAAAAAAACAAAAGAAAGAAAAATAAATATGTATACTCGTAAGAATGCTCGTAACAAGACTAACTTCGTCGGCCACAATACCACTGGTGTTGAGCTTTATCTCTCCACCCCCGTCGCCGGTGCTAAGAAGGCTTCCCGCCTCACCCTCCGTGCTGGTGATACCCGTCTTGACTTGAACGGTCGCCAGATCAAGGCTCTCCGTGAGGTTCTCGCTGCTGGTTACAATGCCTAATCAATGACATTAGGAACAACAACGTTGATTGTTGGAATGTGGCTGCTGTCGATGGCAGCCACATTTTTTCTTTATATTAGTCTTCGTAAGCAAATCAACAATCTTAAACAAAATCTAGAAAATACGAAGAACGAATCAAACAAGTTATTTACTACAATAACTGAAGCATTTGAATTGTTGTCTGGTGAACGCAGTAGGATGATAAAAGATGTTGAAGAACTGAAACGACGTATTAGAATGTATGGCAATGAAACGAAAAGGCAAGGCTTCCAAAGAAGAAACCGTGGTCAAGAATAGAGGATTGTTTGATCATGTTAAACACATTCGACAAGTCCAAAAACCAGATTATTATGATTCATTGAATGAGACTGAACGTAAGTCATTCAGTAAGTATATGATTCTGCGGGTCTTGAGTATGGACCCAAATGTTATTGAAGAAATATCTTTGATATCAAAATACATGGAGGTCTTGCCTGAGAAGCAATTGTATACGCTGTTGATTCAATGTCTTCCCAAGGACTTTAAGTTTTATCCATATATCAAGAAGTCTACAAAAGATCCCAATCAGACTATTATTGATTGTATTTCGAAAAAATTTAAAGTGGGTAGCCGTGATTCCACAGATTATTACAACCTACTTATTTCGACCGAGGGTGGTATCAAAGAACTACATTCATTGGTAACATCATTCGGCTATTCAGAAACAGAAGCAGAGGAACTATTTACGAAAGAATAAAAATATGAAAGTTATAGGTGTATCAGGTATTGCCAGAAGCGGAAAAGACTTATTTACCACAGTCGCACAAGATATTCTTGAAAAGGAATATAAACTCAAAACAGAACGTCGTGCTCTCGCATACGAATTAAAGAGTGACCTTAAGGATCTTATTCGTGACAAAACGGGTATTGATGTATTTACAGAAGATACCGCACAGAAAAACATTATTCGTCCACTGTTGGTTGCTTATGGCGACGTAATGAGAAAGACTAGTGAAGGCAAATATTGGACAACCAAGGTAGAAAAACACATCGCAAAGTCTAAGGCGGATGTATTATTCGTCACAGATATTCGATACGATCATTATCCAGAGGATGAATGCACTTGGCTTCAACGTAAGATGGCCGGCAAGTTGGTTCATGTAACTCGTTATCAGTTAACTCAAGCACCATCTAAACGTAGAATTACTACAGCTAAACCAGTTAAGGTTTATGAAGCAGCTCCAAACGAACATGAATTGTTTAATGACCCCAAGGTGAAGAAGCGTGCTGATTATGCTTTTGAATGGGAAGATATGTCTCAACAGTGCAAAACCAAAGAAGAACTGTTGGCAAACACTTACATTAGACAACAAGTTATGGATGCTTTGGTTGCAATAAAGATTATAATCAACCCAGCAAGTTAACGTAATTTTAGTTTCAAAATAGTATGATGCGAGTTGTGGTTAAACACAATTTCCGCATCATTTGTTTTTGTGCGCATATATTCTGCAAGAGTATTTTGGTTATTCTTGATAAACTGAACGTATATTGTGTTACACTCTTGAGATTTTTCTACTTTTCTAGTTTTGTTACATGAACATATTCTACCAAGACTAGATATACACTCACCCAGATTTATTGCAATTGGGTTGTTGTCGTTCTTGATTAAGTTATAGAATGATTGATAGTCACCGATAATCATAGTAGTTTACGTATAATCAAATAGATAAACAAACTGCAAATATAGTTAATTGGAAACAATAACAATGTATAGATCTGATGATAACCAGATCCAAATACTAATAAACCAACTGTCACTAGTGTTGACCAAAAACATAGACAAATTGGACACGATATTAACTTGGTAAAGTAACTTGGATAATTACTATACAAAAAGTTAGGATAGTTTGACATTACGTCAACTTCTGCTTTGTATTTAGTAAATTCATCTATTCTGAATAACCATTTTGTGTTGGTTAATGTAGCTATGGTTGTAACGATATCACTTTCAAACCAAACTACCAACATAAATGATATCCAACAAATTAGAGGAATGTCAAGATCAGCGAGGTTCATACGTTTTTATTTAGTTGTTTTTCATTACTATCCAACACACTTTTTAGTATTTCTAGATTAACACCAACCTTGTCACCCAACTTAACAAGCGCTTTGGTATCTTTTGGAAAACACTTACCACCAAAACCACGTTCACCAGTAAATACAGCCGTATGTGATTTGGTTGTTCTTGGGTCCAATAACCATAGATCACGGACTTCATAGTAGTTTGTGCCTAACTTCTCACATAGGTCATAAATCTCATTACAATATGCAACCTTCATGGCCAATTGTGTATTGGTCACATACTTCGCTAGTTCAGCATTGAGTGGTTCTGTAACCCTATAAGTTTTGCTTGGACCAGTAATTGGTGTATAAATTTCGATCATTTTATAACACAAATCTTTTTTACCACCAAAGATAAAGAACGGTGTTTGTTTGACATCGGTCGTGAATCCGTCTGGAGTCCAATACTTGGATTCACCAGCAAATTCTGGACTAAACACAATTTCTTTATTATAGGTCTTGATCAATCTATCAGTTGTTCCAATTTCAACCGTAGATTTTAATAGTATCAATGGTGTATTTAACCATGTGATTGTTTCTTCAACAATGCTTGTGTTACAACTACCATCTTTGTTTTCTGGTGTTGGCACACATATTACTCCTAGATCACACTTGTTGATTTCATCTTTTGTGACTGAGTTTTCGAGTGCTGGGTCATAAATTTTTACGTTATAGTGACCCTTAAAAAAGTTATGAAACGCTTTACCAACGTAACCATAACCAATTATTCCTATTGTAAACTTGTTCATACTAATTTTTCTAGATACCACTTATCATTGATATCTATAAGTCCTTTGCTATAATCTTTCAAATTTTTTACTTTTAACTTGAATATATCAAATTCCACATTACCTATTTGACCGCTATCTTCAAGCATCAATTGAAGCATATTGAAGAATTCAAAGTTTTGAGTAGTCAACTTGTTTCCATCAAATTCAACGATGATGTCATTAACTTTTTGATCATCGTATCCCTTTAACTTTTTCTTCAGATTAAACTTGGTATTCTTTTGTTCTACGTTAATATAACGTTCATAAGGAACGTCTGTATAAATTGTGTCACACCATGGCTCCAAAAGCATTAACTTATATTCATCACAGTTGACTACTACAAATCCAACATCATAACGTTTAGGCACAATTGGTTTCATAGTGTCATTATGTTTTACAAAATGACCCCACTTACGAATAAAGTTTCTGGCACTGCGATTGTTTTGTGCCAACCACTCATCACTTTCTTTACCAACTGTAGTCAATGTAGGATTGTATCTGCTACCTCTGCATGTCATGTGATATACACAACCCTCCCACGTTTGAACAAATTTGTAACCGTTCAACAAGAATCGATTGAATATGTCACTGTCCTCTTTGCTTTGAGGAGCATACAAATCGTCATGACCACCAATTGATTGAAAGTCTTTCTTGTAAATTGCCCACGGAGCAAAGATACCTTCAGTAGTCTTATCACGCCTGCTGATTTTGCTTTCATTGAACCACTTCAAAAAGTTTTCTTCAGCAAACAATTCTGGTTCAGTTGCAAAATCCATCACAATCTTTTCTGGTCCAGGTGGATGTAACGGAGGTTCGATTCGGGTCAAACTCACAACTGTGCCTGGTTGTATGTGCTTTTCAACATATTTATCAAAATTAGGACAAGCATACATGTCTGCATGATAAATCATGACCACATCGTTAGTAGCAACAGTGTTAATTAAACGATCATATAAAATGGTGTGTCCGAGTCTTGTAGGACCGTCATTACGAATGAATTTGAAGTATGGGTCTGTCTTACTAATTTCAGCACACCACTCACTTGTTCCATCGTTGCTAAAGTCATCTGCCACACATACTTCGTGTTGTTTATGACTTAGATTTTTTCTCAAAGCAGCATATGCCCACTTGAGATATTTTAGGTTGTTTCGGGACGGAATGATAAAACTAATATTCATATGGTATACATAGATTTTTATATTTTAGATGTATTGCGTAGTTTCAACAAAATTACCTCCAAGTGGGAATTGTCGTTGTAATGTAATATTCTTGGTATATTTTGAAATAGTGTCGTTCATACCACTTTGATTTCCTATATTAACTAATGCTCTGGTCTTTATGTAGAGTTGAATTCTTAGAGGTAACATACTCATATCTAACACTTTGTTTATATTCGCAAAGTTTGTGTTCTCTATAGGTTTTGAAGTCCAATAATAATAAGGCAGATCATACAGTTTGAGATATTTCAATAACTTGTCATCGGACTGATAGTCGTATCTATTTGATAACAATAATGTCCCAAATGGGTTATCGCCTGTAAATCCACTGATGATTTTGTCTCCCAAACCTATTTCAGATTTGCTAAAATATAACTCTGGCAGAACATCGTCTAGGTCGTGATCTTTAAACTGCCAGAATTTCAATATTTGTTTTGCTAGAGGTTCATCGGGCAAATCAGTATTGTAGATTCTGTAATGATCATGAAATATATCCCCATCACAACTATCAACATAACCATCTACATATGGGTTATTAGCAAATATATCTTTGACCACGCTAAATGGCTTGTTGGTCAATGCAGATGGATTTAAAATGTCTGCAAATAACTTAAACATTAGTGCTTCTGATGGTAAATACACTTTACAGTTTGGATATTTCTTTTTGAGCTTACGTGGTAGTGCTGATATGATTCCCCAATCACCAATACCAAAACAAGTTCGTAATATGACGAATTCTTGTTTTGATAGATAATCATCGGGAATGTATCTAGCATCGTTTTGAGGAAATCCCAAAGCGTCACATTCATGAACATTTATTCTTCGATTATTAAGTATTCTCCAAAATATCATTGCACATGTCTCTCCATTGTTTTAACCAAACTTGTTCGGTGTAATATTTTTGATAATTTGATTTGGTAGTTTCTATACATTGATTGTAAAACTCTTTATCATCTCTCAAACGAATTGCTAACTTATTAGCACTTTCAATATCACCAACATCCACACTCAAGTCTGGATGTAAAATTTGTTGGGTATCTAATCCTTTATATCCAATACATGGTATACCCCAATATGAACAATTCAATGCGAACGTTCCCGCAACTCTGGGTCTCATCAAATGAACACCATAACTAAACTTAGACAATGCGATCATCCAATCAGTCCACTCTAAGAATGGTAAATGGTTTAGGTTAGGAGTGTGTTCTTCATTTTCAATTCTACGTCCCATGCTTGGAACCCAGATTGGTTTATTAAAGTTTCTAGCCACAAAGTAACTATCTATGCCGCTATACCAACTACAGAAGTTGCCGCCTATAATAACCTCACCATTGCGTGCCGGTGTTATATTCTTGGCTTTTAATCCATCATCTACAATCAACGTTTGAATGGTATACGTCTTCTTTTTGTATATACCACTGTAGTATGGAACGTCGGTCTTACTATGCGCAAACAATACGTCCATAGACCCAACAAAGTTTAGATATCGAATTTGGTCAATATATTTGTAGTCTTGATAATACCAATGACTACCTTCTTGCATGTGTCCAATCTTCTTACACAACTTTCTAGCATTTGTCAATAACAACTCTAAATTGAGGTTGGTAATATCTTTTGGTAAAATTATTACACCCAAATCATATTGTTGTGATATCTGATTTCTATCTGCCATTGCAAGACCATACACGTTGATAATGTCGGAGTCAGATGCTGCTGGCCACGCTGATACCACACTTAAATTGTTGACGGTTCTTGAAACTTTACCGTTAATATTGATTGGACTTATAAAGCAAGTGTTCATTTTACGGAGTTCCCATATTTTCTTCAGCAGTAAAGTTCTTCATGTATCGTTCATTACTCTCACGTTGTTTCTCAATCGTTTTTTCATGAACAATAGCATAATCTTTTTGAGGAGGAATAATTGTATAACTGTCATGACCCTCAACACGTTCATGCAATCGCTTTTTGTAACGAATATTTGGCTTCCTCTTATACAATCGTGACTGATAGTCTGGAAAATTTACCATACCTTCGACCATTTTCCAACCCCATTTATCTATATCCGATTGTTCTACACCCGTGAAATAATTGCATCTTGGCAACCAAATGACATCATTAACATCATTTTGTTTGATAAGCAATTCTATATGTTCTAACAATAGATCTGTTGGATATTCGTCTCCGTCTAATTGAAATATCCACTCACCACTACACGAATCAATACCAAAGTTCTTTTGTGCTCCATAATTGTTGTTAAGTCTATGAAGTCGCAGTTGTATGTGATTACTGTATTTCTCAAATATCTCCAGTGTTTTTGGATTGGTAGAATGATCATCAATCACGACAATTTCTTGATTTGATTTGAGTGAAGAAACTAGCTTGGACAATAACTTATCCAAGCTGTCAGTTTCGTTGTGGGTAGTAATTAGATATGATAAGAACATATTAGATCTTTAATGTAGGCAATCCGCCGGATGCATCTGGAGAAATTGCGTTGAACTTTGGAAGAACAAACTTATTTTCAACTGCGAATTTGGGAACATATTGATCCAAGATAGCCCACAGTTTCTTGTCCATTGCATCCATACTAAACTTCTCGGCATTTTCTTGACGAAGTAGTTCTGCATTTTCAAATATCTTCTTTGGCTTATTGTGGAACATTTCCTTGATTTTGTTCTCAGCCAATCCATAAGACACCTTGAACCACTTACTTTCTTTGATAATCCATTGATTGACTGACTTTTTATCAACGTCAACCAACTGACCTTGAAGAAGAGTAGCATACTTTGGATTCATAAAGTCGAGATGGCCACTCCAGTCTGGTGCGAGAACTGGTTTACCACTCAATGTTTGTAACAATAGTGGGTGACCATAACCTTCACCGTGAGTAAATGAAATGTGAACCTTTACCTTTGGATGGTTGAACAAAGCATTCATTTCAACGTCGGTCAATTCACCGTGTAACAAATAGATGTTTGGAATTTGTCCCTTGAATGTCGAGGTAATTTTATTGATATTGTTTATAATCTCAAACCTATCCATGGTCGAGAAACCAACACCCGAAGTCTTAAGAATGAGACATGGCTTGTTTGGAGTATTGTTATTGAAAGCTTCACAAAAGGTTTTTACAAGGTTTGCAATGTCCTTTCGATCTGCAAACAATCCACTGTGGGTCCACTGACCAACAAACAAATAGGCAAACTCTTCTGGAATAACAGATAATGCTTCATCAACTGATGCAACACGTTCGTCTGTCTTTTTGTAGATTCTTGTATCAGCACCCCAGAAACATACTTCGATTGGTTTCTTTACTGCAATATCTTCACGTTTGCCATCAGGCGTTTGTTTCAACATCTTGGTATTTACCAACACATCCTTAGAATGTTTGGACAACGCAATCGTCAAATCGGTTCGGTTTACACCCTCAATAAATTCACCAGACGCAACCGTAGTTTCGATACCAGCCGTCATACCAATATTATACTTACCAACACGTTGAAACTCGTTGGGAATACTCAATTGGATAAACAAATCTGGTTGCTTTTGAAGAGGTTGCAACAGAAACCTGGTTGTAAGGTTTTGATCTTCTGGATCGGTCAATTCTTCAATATATCGTTTTGGTTGACAATTACCCCATCTAGTAGGTGCAATCTTTACATCGTATTTGTCATAACGAACAATACTCTTAGCAACAGCTGTTGCCCAGTCACCATACCCGCTTCGATTAAAGACGGGTCCAGAAATTAAACATAGTGGTTTACTCATATTATCTATTAAATTGTTGTTGTTCACGTTCACCAATCACTTGACTATACTTCTTTGCAGGAGTTGGAACCCCGCCTAGTTTATTGTATAATTCTTCCATCTTGGACATTTGTTTGGATGCTTGGTCTACAGTTTCACGTTTGTTGTCACTACTACCAAATCCACCATCACCACGTTGCGTCGCGGTCAAATCATCAACTTCAGCGAATCCACCTTGAACTGTTCCATGTGCTTCAAAAATGATTTGAGCAATAGCTGTTTCTTTGCCATCCTTGATGATTGGTAGTTGAACCGGTTTGTCTCCAAGATTGATTAGAGCTACCAAGATTTCGCCACGATAATCACTATCAATAACACCGGCAAGAACGTCGAGGCCATGTTTTACAGCAAGTCCACTACGAGGTGCAACTCGACCATAAAATCCCTCTGGAATAGCCAAAGCAATATCTGTTTTGAATGCCTTACGTTCACCAGGCTTTAATTCATACGATTCTGTAGTGTATAGATCATAACCAGCTGCACCAACACTACCCTTACTAGGAATTACAGCTTTATCAGATAGTTTCTTAATATTCATTGAATTTCCTTTTTGATAGATTCAACATCAATCTTGTGCATGTCAAATCCAAGTTTACCTTGAGGCAAATTGTCCATATTGAACTCTTCACTATAACTGAATATACCAAACTTCTTGGGTGGTGTAAAGTTATCAATAGTAAAATCCATTGCTTTAATAAACTCACGACACATATGTTCAGAATTGATACCACCTTCGTTTAGTGCCCAACGTCTACCTTCAGCACCATATGATTCACGCTTTTCTGGACCAACCAAATACCAATACATGATAGCCTCTGAGATATCTTTATAATCGGTAAAATCATCCATGATATAAGGTGTTGGAGGACTACCTTGTAGTGTTTGAATCTTGGTCCATATTGGCTTAGCCCAAACTCCATGTTTCTTGTATTTACCAGTAACATTGGTGCCAAATTCCAAATTAAACTCATATGGATTACCATCGTTGTCTACCAATCCAAGTTGATCTTGTAGACCACCAGTGACCGTGGCGATTACTGGGGTTCCACACATAATAGCTTCAGCAATACTCAAACCAAATCCTTCATTGGAACTTACGTTTGCTACTACGTCACAAATATTGTAAAATGCAACCATGTCTTCTGGAGTTCTTCGACTTTCGTCAATGACCACAGTGTAGTTAGGACAAATAGCTTCAATAACTGCTAACAAGTTGGTTCCTTGATCACACACCTTGTCGGTATGCATTAACAAAGCACACTCACTCGCTTGTTCTGGAGTCAAATGATCACAAAAGTTTTTGAATGCCAATATTAAATTAGCGGGATGCTTTCTATGAGTATTTCTACTGTTGAATCCTACAACAAACTTATAGTTGCGATCACCAAAGAACTCTTTCTTTAGTTTGGTCACCAAGTTGTTATTCTTTGGAAGTGTAGTAAATACCTTCGAATTGATTCCGTGGGGAACGTAGTGTAGTAGATGTTTTCCTTTTACTGGCATATAATTTTTCCTTCCTTGTCAAAGTCTCCTTGAATACTGGTGCAAAACTCTGGTCCCAATACCCACTTATTAAGATTATCTGTTTGTTTACTAATTGCGAACAACGCATCACAACTCTTGTAGAATGGACGATTCCACATTGGATATGGCAAATCATCCCAAATATCCAAATATGTAAGTGGAATCTTGCTTCGGATTTGATTCTCAATTAAATACAACCATGCCCAATAACGAGGATCTGTAAAGTGTAGAATTGCATCAGGCTTCTCAGCTCCAATTACTCCAAACAATGTTTCTTCGTTACCATAACCATCAACTGGATACAACTTCAAATAAGCATCCTTTAGACCTGTCATTTTATTCGAAGCATCACACATATCTACAACCTTGCCACCTTCTGGATGTTTGATAGCACCAGCAATCTGAACCCAATCATAGTGGTGTAATGTTCCTAATACTAACTCTCTGCTCATAGTAGCAACGCCACTATGCATTCGCAAATCATCACTCAATAAGAGTATTTTTTTCTTCTTCATGGTTTTTTATCCTTGGATTTTGAAAGTTGAAACGGCTGATTATAGCTAAGCTGTTGAACGACACTCTCGCTAATTTCATTACGAAAAGTGTCATCCTCAATATACTTTTCAAGACACTTATTTACAAAGTCTTGAAACGATATACGTGCTCGCACATTTATTTCCTTGAACTGAGTATATAACTCGTTGTCAAGTTTTACTGTAGTAACAAATTGTTCCATAACATATTAACATATATACATATGTGAATATGCCAGGTTTGTTAATTTTTATTTGGTAGCTTTGCCGTCACATGCTTTCTTGTAGTGGATACAATACTTGCAGTTCTTTTTCGCATTGCCTGGAATCTTAGGATACTGATTATCCACATTATAAGATCCATCAGGTTTGAACCCATGATCCAAGAATTCAATGAAGTTATTGATAGATTCTTTGATATGATTTGAGCTATGCGGTGGGATAAACACCTGAATTCTGCTTTGAGGGAAACTTACATTCTCAAGCAACTTACGTTTAACAATGAAGAATTCAACGTCAATTGACTCCAACGGAACATTGAATTTCTTACTGTATACGCTTTTATACAAATGAAGCTGGGCATACTTACTCTCATCTTCTTTCTGGTATTTATTCCAACCTTGGGTGCTTGTCTTGAAGTCAATGATACGGTATTTCTCTTTGTTTACTTCTTTGAGAACAATATCAATAAACCCGACAAACTCCACGTTGTTTTTCAGAGGAATTTCCAACGGAACTTCAATACCAATCAGTTCATAATCCTTTGCAGGAAAATACTTGAGTCGATTAGCAGTCTTACAGAATGTATTGATAATGTCTTGACCATCAAAACAAAAATCGGTGAACTCTTCTTCGTTATAATCTTCAGGCTTCAACTTTTTGATTTCCTCGTTGAATTTATCCAAAAAGATTTTATTGAGATTGAGTGAATCAGCCTCAGTTACGCTTTTCTTATAGAGAATATCCAGATAGGTTTGAAACACATGATGAATTGCGGTTCCAAATGTGGTATTAATGTTATCATCTCTAACCCTAAGATTCTTGACATAATCCAAATACCATTTATGAGGACATTTCAAAAACGTTGAGTATTGACTAAAACTTACTCTATTCTTTTTTATTTCTTGATCAGACATGTTATCATGATACACTATAACCTACAACTGTCAATTTATAACAACTATTTATTAGCATATGAAAAAACTACTAGCATTATTACTAACAAGTGTGTCATTGTTCGCAAATGATCTTTATCTATATGATTCAGCTGATAAGGTTGAATTGGGTGAGGTTATCGCAAATAAACTCAACGTATTGCCTACAGTAAATGGCAAGACGTATACTTTAACTAACAATTTATCTGTAACAATTAGCACAAATGGATCTGCGACATACGCCCTGCCATATAGGGTTGCTGTGTATCAAAAGGAAAACTCATCGGCTTATTTCAATGAAACTCAGACTGAGTATGTAAACAATTTTTCGCTACCTGAAGTGGTGAAAATCAAGGATCATTCTCTTAACTTTTCGACTCAAGGAGAGCTATATGTAATTAGCGAGTCTGAAAAACAAGTCACCGTTGGAACATCAATGGCAATCATTATTTTTGACAAAGCAAAGATTTTTGTTAAGTCCGGTGAAAAGTTTACGCAAGTATATGTTGTGGAAGGCAAAGCCACTGTATTGGATGCTAAGAGCAGCAAGAAAAAGAAAGAGTTGAAAGAAGGAGATTTTTTGGTAATTACCCCTCAAGCATCGTTGAGTCCAAGAGAAGCAACCATCAAGACATCGGGTAATAGCTTTAGCATAAAGGAAGTAGAAGATGTAGAAAAAGAAGTTCATACTGGCGAACTAAAGAATTTACAATCTAAACTTGACAATGTTTTGTTTGTGAATTATGGTAATAACATATTTGGTTTTAAATTAAAGTAATGACGTTACAGCAGCTTCATAGTCTTACAGAAGACGAATTATCAATATTGTGGTATTGCGTGAACAAGGTCAACCCACCTGTATTAGCAGGAGTTGACCTTGAACCGTCTTTATTCACAAGCATTAATCATAGAAAATTGATGAACCGTCTGACGAACTGCAGGATTTTGATCAAACCAGAACATCTTCCAGTTTTTGATGGACTTATGGACAAGTTGCGACTACCATAAGATCATAGGTTATGTATCAAAACATCTATTTCGACAAAAAGACAAATACGTGTCATCTGTGGGATGATAAAAAGGGTTATACGAGTTTCGTGTTTCGACCCTATGCTTATCGCAAGCGTCCGAACGGAAAGTATAAGAGTATCTTTGGAGACGATCTTGAGAAGGTCCACAGTTTCAATCCTAGAGATCCATCGTTGTTTGAGTCTGATGTTCCGATTGAAACCCGTATCTTGATCGATGCCTACGAGGATAGTGACGATTTGTCGGAGGGTCATCGTGTGTTGTATCTTGACATTGAGGTCAGCACTGAAGGTGGGTTTCCAAACGTAGAACAAGCGGACAAGGAAATCACAGCTATCGCAATTTGTGATGGTGTAACCGAAAAATATACCGCTTTCATTCTTGATAGAGATGGTAAACTAGAACAATTCTCAAAAGATAATGTTGAGGTATTGAGTTTTACTACAGAAGAAAGTTTGTTGTCTCACTTTGTGACCAAGTGGGAAGAAATTCAACCAACTATTGTGACTGGTTGGAACAGTAATGACTTCGATATGCCTTATTTGTATCGGCGTATGAAGAGTGTGATTGGTGCGTCTCAAGCAAAACGTATGAGTCCTATTGGTGTGACTTATATCAACGATTGGAGTAAGAAACTTGTGATCGCTGGTGTAACTCATTTGGACTATATGCGTCTTTATGAAAAGTTGAACATCAAGAAAGAGCCAAGTTACGCACTAAATGCGATTGGTAAGAAGATTGTAGGTATGGAGAAGATTACCTACAAGGGAAGTCTTGATGATCTTTACAAGTCTGATATCAACAAGTATATCGAATATAACTTGAACGACGTTCAGATCATTGTTGCTTTGGAAAAGAAACTTCAATTTATTGAGTTGGCTAGAGCTATTTGTCACAAGGGTCACGTTCCATATGACTGTTACCAAATGAGTTCACGATTCATTGAGGGTGCAATTCTTATGTATCTTCGCCGTAAGGGTCAAGTCGCTAAAAACAAGCCTTTGGAAGGTCGTGAGGAATATGAACAACGAATGGATGAAAACGAAGAAGGATTTGAGGGTGCATATGTCAAGGCTCCTGTGCCTGGTCGTTACGAGTGGGTTTTTGATTTGGACCTCACATCAATGTATCCGAATATCATCATCAGTCTTAACATCAGCCCTGAGACCAAGATAGGTGTTATTGATCGTATTGAATATGATGACAAGTTTGTTGATGATCGTAGAAAGGATCTGACCGACGATTGGCAGAATCTTAGTGATAATACTCAGAAAGATACTCCTCTGGAACAGTATATTGAACAGAGATTGTATGGATACAGTGCCAAGATGTATACACAAAACCGTGTGTCTAAGTATCACATCGGTGGTAATGTATATTCTCAAGATGATTTCAAGAAACTTGTCAATGAATCCAAGTTGAGTATTGCCAGTAATGGTGTATTGTATTACAAAGAAACCACTGGTGTTATTCCAGAAATTCTTGTGAAGTGGTTCGATGAACGTAAGGAAATGCGTAAGTTGGCAAAGAAGTATCATGAACAAGGTGATGAAGGTATGTATGAATTCTATGAACAACGTCAGAAGGTTCAAAAGGTTCTACTCAACTCCATTTACGGTGTTTTGGGTCTGCCTATCTTCCGTTTCTATGATAAGGATAATGCGAGTGCCGTAACAATCACTGGTCAAGATATTATCAAAACCACGGGTAAGGCAATCAACGAATATTTCAAGAAGACTCTGAATGAAACAGAAGGTGATTGGGTGATTTATACCGACACAGATTCGTGTTTCGCCAGTGCGTTGCCTATTATCCAAAAGAACATGCCTGAAATCGACCAGTCTGATGAAAAACAGATGACTGAGGCAATCTTGAAGGTAACGGGTGAGGTTCAGACATTCGTAAACAAGTTTTATGACATGATGGCGGTTCGTTTCTTCAATATTGATAAACATCGGTTTGATGCAAAACAAGAAGTTATTGCCAAGACTGGTTTTTGGTTGGCCAAGAAACGTTATGCCCAGTTTATCATCAACAAGGGTGGTATCGTGTGCGACGAAATGGAAGTAAAGGGTATTGACGTTGTTAGAACATCATTCCCAATTCAATTCAGAAAGTTCATGCAACAGTTCTTGGATGATATTCTTCGTAAGACTGATAAAGAAATTATCGATCAAAATATCTTGAATTTCTTGGAGTCCAACTTGGTAAACTCACCAGTCATTGAAATTGCAAAGAATACTAGTGTTAAGTTCAAGAGTGGTGGTGAAACCAAGACTGATTACAATCCAAAGAGTCGTAGTAAGTTCAAGTATATCAAGGGAACTACAGCTCAGGCTAAGGCAGCTTTGTTTTACAACGATCTATTGCAACATTGGGAATTGGACAAGATTATTCCTCCGATCTTTCATGGACAAAAGATCAAGTGGGTATATCTAAAGCCTAATGAGTTTGGATCTGACTGTATTGCCTTGAAGGCGGACGGAACCGATCCAGACAGAATTCTAGAGTTTATCAATCAATATGTTGATCGAAGTGCGATGTATGAACAAGAGTTGAAAGGTAAACTGCTTGATTTCTATCAAATTCTAAACTGGGATTATCCTAATCAAACTGATAAGACGCTTGGTGAGTTCTTTAGTTTTTGATACTTCTTATAAGTTGAAAGTGGATAGACTGTTTGTTATTATTGAGCAATGAGTTCCTACGAAAAATTGTTAAATATTCCAATTGATGGTGCTAAGATGTATTTATACTCGGCACTATCATCTATTCCAGTCGCAACACAGTATCAACGTGTAGTAATTGGTCAACGGGGACCATATATTGAATTTACCAAGAATCAGATTGTTGACACCGAACTTTATATACCAAAGTCACAGCTATATCGGTTGAGTGATCCGAAGGTGTATTACATTGAGTTTAGAACATTACAAAATAATGTAAAGGTATATTATCAAATGCGAAGTGTGGCATATGCCGACTACTTGATCAATCACTTTTACATATCGCCGAGTGATCTATATTTTGTAGAAGATGGTAACGTAAAAACTTGTATCAAAGAACAAGATGCCAAAGTTAGTATTATACCAGAAGAATTTTTTGAAACGGTTTGACAGTAACATAACAACATAGTAACATAGAAAACATGAAGAAAGAAACATTAAATACATTCATCGACAAATACTCGCTAAACGGAACTATTGAGTCTGTAAAGTGGGTGGTAAGTGCAAAAGACAAAAATATCAAGACATCTGCGATTAGTGATGACAAGAACGTTTTGGGATTTGTCACTATCAAGACTAATGATGGATTGGAAGATATGGAAATTGGTGTCAATGACACTGCCAAGCTGAAGAAGATGTTGACAGTCTTGGCAGAAGAGTTGACTATTTCTCCAACCAAGACAAACGAAAAGGTTACATCTTTGACACTGGCAAGTGCAGAAACGGACGTTCAGTATGTTACGTCTGACTTGAGTGTGATTCCCAAGGCGGTTGAACTCAAGAAATTGCCTCCGTTCAACTTGGAGATTCCATTGACCAAGGAGTTCGTAACGACCTTTGTAAAGGCAAAGAGTGCGTTGAGTGACGTTGATATCTTTACTCTGACCACAGATAAGAAGGGTAAGATCAAGATGACTCTAGGATTTAGTAATGTAAACAGTAATCGTATCAATATTGAGGTAAAGCCTACCGCTGGTAAGGATAAGATTGGCAAGACTCTACATTTCAGTGCGAAGTATCTCAAGGAGATCTTGACTTCCAATACAGACTGTGATAATGCTGTATTGAAGATCAGTGACGCAGGTATTGCGAACGTTGAGTTTGATAACGATATGTTCAACAGCAATTACTTTCTGATCGAATTCAAGAACATTGACTAATATAAATTATGAGTTTCTTTACTGAAACAGAACAACCGCAGGTTTCGGATCATGGTGTTTGGGCAGAAAAGTATCGTCCAGACACACTTGAAGACTATATTTGTGATGAGCGAGTCAGATCGATCATTACGGATTTTATCAACAAGAAGAATGTGCCTGGTCATTTGCTTTTTCACGGTAATGCGGGAACTGGCAAAACGACGTTGGCAAAGATTATCACCAAGAATATTCCTTGTGATGTGATGTATGTCAACGCATCGGATAATACTGGTGTGGACTTTGTTCGTGATAAGATCAAGCCATTCGCTTCGACGATGGGTTTCAATGACCTAAAGATTGTGATTTTGGATGAGTCTGATTATATGTCTCAGAACTCACAGGCATCACTTCGTAATTTGATGGAGACCTACAGTAAGACCACACGGTTCATTCTTACATGTAACTATATTGATAAGATTATTGAACCGTTGTTTAGTAGGACTCAAGTGTTCAAGTTGGAACCTCCCACTATGAAGGATGTTGCGATGTATATCGTTAAGATCTTGACTAAGGAGAATATCTCTTATGATATGCCTGAGGTTGCGACTGTGGTTAAGGAATATTATCCAGATATCCGTAAGATTGTCAACGTGGTTCAACAGAGTTCTACTAGTGGCAAACTTGAGTTGGTCAAACTACAAAGTGCCAATGCGGATGTAAAGAACAAGATGATTTCTATTCTTAAGACCGCAAAGACCAACAAGAAAGCGTTTACAGAGATCCGACAGTTGATCAACGATGTGGGTATTAAACACTTTGATGAATTGTATTCTGAGTTGTATAACAAGGCTACGGAATATGACAATGGACATACAATTAGTGTGATCGTGGACATATCAGAAAGTCTGTATCAGAATTCGTTGGTTATTGATAAAGAAATTACGTTTATGGCTTGTATTGCCAAGATCATAAAAGTCATATCCAAGTAAATGTAAAAAGTAGATAAATACCCACTCGGACTATTTATTTCCAAATGAGTTACAGCAAAAAAGTTGTTTATTTTGGATCAGATGGTGCGAGTGGGTATGCTAATGCGGCTAAGGGATACATTTATGACTTAATACAAAGTGGTCATGAAGTATTTTTTGGAACATTATCTGGTGCTCCAGTAAAAGACGATACTGAGTTTTATAACTATTTTCATAAGAATGTTAAGAAAATTCCAGTCTTTTCCAAGAAAGAAAAACTTGAAGGTGCGGATGTAGTAATTCATTTTACTCCCGATATTTGGAATAAAGTAATTAATTCTCACAAAGACTGGATTGGCAACAAGAAAGTTATTGGTAGAACCGTATGGGATTTTGATCCTGTTCCTGACAAGTGGGTAAAAGACATTAACGACAGTATTGTTAATGTTGTTAGCGTTCCATCCGAATGGTGTAAAAATGTGTTTATTAAGTCTGGTGTAAAAAAGGATGTAATTGTAGAACCACACACTGTTCCAAACATTAATTATACTAAATATGGTTTGGTAGATCTATTAAATAATGCTAGAGTATTTAGTCCAGTCCCCATCAATTATCAACGGTATACAAAACGAGTAAAATTCTTAAATATATCTTCATTGGTAGCACGAAAGAATACTGGATTTTTGATCGAAGCATATTTGGATTCGTTTACATTTGATGATGAAACTCTACTAATATGCAAGTTCACTGATCACATCAATAATATCTCTCATATTGAAAAACATATACAAGAGATAATTCTAAAGAAGATCAAGAATAAAGAAAAAGATTATGCCTATGCTCCAATTGTAGTAATAAGTGAACGATTGAGTTTCGATAAAATTCAAAGTCTACATGATGATACAGACATTTATGTTAATGTATCTAAGGGTGAGGGCTTCAATATACCATGTTATACTGCTTCAAGAAAAAATAAAGATATTGTTACTCTATTACACGGAGGTATGACAGATTATCTGACAAACTATCCGAAGTTATTTGAAGTTGACTATAACACTGTTAATATCAGTAGTGTAGATAAAAGTGTAGATTTATCTATGATGATGTGGATCAATATGAATACTAAGAGTGTTGATCCTTCATATGAAGATTTGTGTAATAGTCTCAAATCCGCCTATTATTCCAACATCAAAAAATGTGTATACTTTGATTCGGTTGAACTTTATCAACCACATACAACTTTGACTGAAGAGTCATCGCTGTTTCCAATTTATTTTAAAAACGGATGGCACAATGAATTGTTGACGGCAGGTATTTGGTCTGAAAAACAATCTGAAATGGTGATCGGTCCAGATGTTCATAAGATTGAGTTTTTATTAGAAAGTGTTCAAGATAACGTAATAACTTTGACTATAAACGATGTGGATCATGTTTATCAAGTAAAACGTGGTCAGTATTCATTAAAGGTAATTTCTAAAGAAGAAAAACATATCGAATTCGACTGTCAAACCACAGTGAATGGGTCGTGTGTAGGTAGAAATGAGGATAAAGATTATGGTGTCAAAATTGTTGACATTTACGTTAATGGTATCAAAAACTCAACGAGTAAGCTTGTATTAAAAGATGCAAATTTCAACGAACGTGTGCTTGTAGATAGTGGATTTATTATAGAAAAATCGAATGTCTTGAACAAGGGTGAATACGGAGATATTATCATTAAGTTCAAAGAGTTGACTGATAATAACAAATACCCAAAAAAGATCAATCTTGGTAAACAACTTTCATTTTATTCACATAGATCTGGATGGAATTATGTGTTACACAACATGGCCGCACTCAATAGTAACAGCGGTGTATATTGCGATGGTTTTATAGAAAATAATTTTAGTTGGAGAAAAACAGAGTGCATTCTTCAAAAGACAATTCCATATAACAAGAGTTGGGTCGGATTTATTCACAACCCACCAAACATGCCACCATGGTTTAGTGATAATAATGCGTTTTGTAACATCATATTGCAAGATCCATATTTTCTAGATAGTCTTAGAAAATGTAAAGGGTTATATACACTGTCAGAGTATCACGCCAAAGTAATACGACAGTATGTTCCATTTGTTCCAGTCGAGTCATTGTATCATCCAACTGAAATTCCAGAGTTACAATTTGATTTCGAAAAATTTGTCAAGAATCCAGAAAAGAAACTTATCACTATTGGATGGTGGCTTCGTAAGTTAAATGCATTATATACCGTTAACCCCGACGGATATCAGAAGGTAAGATTGCTGCCAAACAACAAGTGTAAAGATACAATTTTTAGATTGGAAAAAATAGAATCATTGGTCAACAATCAACAAATAACTGACGAACAAAGAAATTCTGTAAGAATACTTGACTTCTTACCTAATGATGAATATGATAAGATACTGACTGAAAATTTAGTATACCTTGATTTATATGATAGTAGTGCCAATAACGGTATCATTGAATGTATGGCTAGAGCAACCCCAATATTTATAAATCGACTTCCCGCAATTGTTGAGTATTTGGGAGAAGGATACCCACTATATATTGACAGTCAATATGACTTGGAAGCTAAAATAAAAGATTTAGATTTGATAAAGAAAGCACATCTTTATCTAAAAACAATAAGATACAAAGTTGAAATTGGCCACTTTTTAGAGAGTATGGTCAATTCAAAGATATATAAGAGTTTATGAATATCAAAGAAATATATTACAATAACAAGATATACACAGTGCCAACAACATCAGTAAAGCACATTGATAATAGCGACGTAACACAAATAGAAGAAGATTTGATAGTTTATTATTCGGATCAACATCAAGCTTGGAGAGAAGCTTCGTTAGACCTACAAAAAATGTATACGAATAAGGTAGTTGTAAATGTTTTGTCTGGTGATGAGACTTTAAAATTAAAAGTGAATGCCGACGACGTAATTGAAATTTTAGATAAAAAAGTAGTTAAGGTGAAGTTGGAATCAATTGTAGTGTGTGACGATGATGTTAAAAATATTTGGAAAGTAGTAGACCAAAGTAATGACCTATGTAAGCTTTATAAAATATTTGATCAAAACAAACATCGATTAAGTGCTGAAAACAAAATATTCAATGGATAAAGTTAATGAAAGATTTGTCTAAAAAGTTTTGTTTCAAACCATGGGACCATCTAGAAATTGGACCTGGACAAACACACAGATTACCAACAGAATACACTGAAGATGTTGTTTATCCATGTTGTTCAAATTGGATAAACAGATATCATTTTGGCAAAATTGACAAAGATATCAAATTTAATGATGTGTGGAATAGTGATAAAGCAAAGAAATTTAGACAATCAATTTTAGATGGTAGTTACAAATATTGCAATAAAACACTATGTCCTTGGATACAGAATAACAATTTGCCAGATGTGGACGATGTAATTTCTGGAAAACATGGAGAAGAAAAAAAGAATATATATCTGACCAAAGAATTACATTCTGATTATCCAAACTATATCAATCTATGTTATGACAAAAGTTGCAATTTAAAATGTCCAAGTTGCAGAAAAGATTTTGAATTTTTGACCGAAAAAAGCGACAGTGAATTATATTTGTATAAACTAGCGCATCAGAAAAATTTGATTGAATATTTGTATACATGTAAGACAAAAACATGTGTCAATATAACTGGATCTGGAGACCCATTTGCTAGTAGGTTGTTTTGGGAACTTATTACTTCATTTGATGGTATCAAAAATCCATTGTTACAATTTCAGTTTCAAACAAACGGCGTTCTTTTTACAGAAGAAAACTGGAACAAAATGAAGAACCTACACAATAACTGTATAACAGCTGTAATTAGTTTGGATGCCGGAACTGAAGAAACATACAATTACACCAGACGAGGTGGAGACTGGAATAAACTCATGAACAATTTGCAATTTGTCAAACGTCTTTTTGATGAAAAGAAATTGTGGTATGTTAGATTAGATTTTGTTTGTCAACAGAAAAACTACAAGGAAATCCCGCTTTTTATTGATATAGCAAAAAAATACAATTTTCACTGTTATTTGTCAAGAATTGATAACTGGGGAACATACTCCGAAGAAGAGTTTAAAGTCCACAATATATTTGATAAACATCATCCAGAACATAGTGAATTTCTGAAAATAGTTAATCAAACATATGATTATGAATTCATCGATTTTGGTAACCTAAGTGAGTTCAGAAAATAAAGTTATGTCAGAAGTAATTCATTTTAATTCAAATCCTCTAAAATGGCATGGTGACTTAACTTTGTGTCACGATAAAACAATCAACAAGTCGTATAGATCGTTGGAAGATATAGGATGGGAATTGGAAAATTATGCACCTCACTATTGGGGGCCGATTAATCCAGAATATTATCAGGCCTCGACGTTGTTTGTCAGAAAACATAATGGCAAAATGGAATATGGTCATTATGGAGACAGTCGTGCTACAGAAACATCTCTGTTGTTTAATGATGTTGATGCCGAATTCAATTTTAAAGATTTTGATTGGATACAAATTTTCTTAGCAGATGCTGGACCAACAATCCGCATGTTAGAAAATATCAAAATTCCAGTATTTACTACTGCGTATTATAACTTTGAATTTAAGAATTATGAACCCGATCTGGGCGTTCCAAATCCAGAACGATATATGCCGGATGTTAAAAAATTGACACTACCATATCATTACAATCGTGGTTTATTGGTCAATAATACTTTGTCAGTTTTACCAACGTGTGCTTATAACAATTTCTTTGGTGTTAATTTTAAGAATCTAATCAAGTTTAAAAAAGAATACGCTAAACATCACCGAGGCCTTCAACAAAAAGTTGGATGGCGTGGATCTATGAACTGTCATCAAAGATACTTACTTGTCAAGTTATCCCATGACAATTTTGATATGATTGATGCAAAACAGTGGGTAGGGATACCAAATTATTGTCCTCCGGCAAATAAAGACTTTTCAAATCAATTCATATACAATGAATATATGACACTAGAAGATCAGATTACACAATTTGATTATTTGATTGAAGTTGGGGCAGGAGGATTTAGTGGAAGAGTGCCACACCTTATACAGTCAAATAGAATAGTGTTATCTACTGACCATCCAGTTTGGTCTTATGCTGAACATCAACTAGTGTCTGATATACATTACGTTAGAATAAAAAAGGACTTAAGTAATTTAGTTGAAAAACTTCAAGATATGAAAAATAACCCTCAGAAGTATGAGGTTATTAGAGATAATATGTATAATTTGTCAGAAACACACTTTACATTGGAAAATATCCGTAAAATTGTATACGAAACAATGTGCATCAGACTAAACTTATAAATTTATGTATAGAATCACAAATATAATTGATAAAGATATTCATTTATATACGTTTGAATTCAAAAAACGTTCCAGCATCATTTTTCGGGAATTTCCAAAGTTTTTAAATATTTATGTCGAAAACACCGACTTCGCATATTTGTTGAAACGATCTTCTTGGTTAAAAAATGAAAACTTAACTCATGTGAAAGAAGACTTCACATTTGACAAAGAGGTAGAACATTTATCTCACGCATCATTATTTTTGTTTGATGATTATTTTGGTAATTATCTACATTACTTTCTAGAAACATTTCCTAAATTGGAATATTTCATGCGAATAAAAGAAAGTATCCCAGATTTAAAGTTGATTGTTCCTGACTTTATGTGGGATGTATCATTTATCAAAGAATCTATTCTTTTGTATTTTGATAATAACATGAATGATGTGGTAGTATTAAGTGGTTCTAAACATTATACATGTGATAGATTGTTAATACCCAGTAATGTATATCTATGGCCTGATAAGGGATATTTTTCAAGTATCATACATGACAGTTTTAAGACATTATCAAACAAGGTTACTATTGACGATAAAAAAGAAGGTGTGTATATTTCGAGACAAGATATTGTCAAACTTGGTTGGAGACACAATAGACATTTACAAAATGAACTAGAATTGATTGATAAGATCAAAACCAAATTCGATTACGATATAATTGAGCTATATGATTTGAACATGTATGATAAAATCAAAGTATTCAAGTCATACAATAATATAATACAGACAAATGGTGCTGCTATGATAAATTTATTGGTATGTCAACCAAATACAAACTATCACATCATTTCACATCCATTGTATGGTCCATGGGCAAACCCAATATTGAGAGACTCGGCAAATAGATTGGGCGTCAATTTTTATGATTACGATTATGCTAAATTACTTGAAGATCATGAACCTATTGTAGGTGATACCAATAATAGACCATGGCGATTGGAAAACATAGACCACATGTTATCAAGACTATAATTTATGGAAAAGATAAAACTCAAAGGCGGATCATTAAGCGGCGTATATCTCATCAAGGATGACAAAAAAACATATGTGAGAAAAGAAGTTTCGGTGTTACACAATAGAGAATATGGATTTCAAAGATGGTATTCGCAACTTAAAAAGATTCAGAGATATAACTCATTGTTTCCAAATTTGTTTCCAGAGTTAATATCATACGGATTAGAAGAAGACATTGCATATTTTGATATGGAGTATTTAGAAAACGCCATATCAGCACATAAGTTTGTATGTTCAACCACCGATCCCAAAAAGATTGAAATATTTCTAGAAAATCTATTATCGTCGATGAACAGACTTCATTCTGTTAAATTGAAATCTAACACGAACTCTCTCGATCTATACATAAAAGAAGAAGTATTACAGAAGTTAAATGATGCTATAATTGATGATATATTTTTACAGTTTGTCAAACATAAAACAGTTAATGTTAATGGTTATGACATAAACGCTTTTTATTATGAAGTGGATAACTATACATCATTATTTAAAAAAGTATACAATAATCCAGTTGAGTGTTTTACTCACGGAAATATAACATTGGAAAATTTATTATACGATGAAGAGAATGATAAATTATACTTCATAGATCCATACGAAGAAAACATAATCGACTCTTCTTTAACAGAGTATTCTCAGATATTTCAATCAACTAATTCAAAATATGAGATATATAATAACCTAGATATAGATGTGGTCAACAACAATTTGATTATAAACAACGTTGATAATTTTGGAGTAGACTATTTGAATAAATTGTTCGATGACCATCTACGCAAAACAATCAGTAATGATCAATACATAAGTGTAAAATTGTTTGAAGTATCTCAGTTTGTAAGAATGCTCCCATTTAAAAAAGAAATTGACAAAAATAAGATGTTATTTTTCTACATATTAGCATCGAAGTTATTTAATGATGTTAAAATCCTATTATGACAGAATATGAGATAAATACTACATTGTCTGTAAATTATAAAATTAAAAACTCTCCGGGGATTTTTAATATGAATAATTTGGATTTATTGTATTGTAATTCGGATGTATTTTCAAACCGAAGATTCCTTGTCATCGATGAAAAAATATATAAATTGTTTGCAAGCGAGATAAAACAATATTTTGAACATCACAATATATACACAAAAATTGTGACGCTGGACTCGGAAGAGATTTCAAAAACAGATTCAAAGTTGATTGAGTTGTTGGAAGAAATTGAGAACTTTAACTTAAATAGAAGAAGTGAACCTATTATTTGTATAGGTGGCGGAATAATACTTGATATAGCTGGGTTAGCATCATCGTTATATAGAAGAGGTATACCATACATAAGAGTTCCTACTACATTATTGGGAATTGTGGATGTATCTGTCGCAGCTAAAACCGCAGTCAACTTTAAGAATAGACGAAATAGACTTGGATCGTATTATCCACCAATACTAAGTTTAATAGACAAATCATTTATATACACACAGACGTTGAGTGACATAAGTTCTGGTATGGGTGAAATTCTTAAGATGGCGGTAATCAAGGACCATGATCTGTTTTGTATTTTGGAAAAATATGGTTCCGAAATAATGCACAACAAGTTTAATCATCCACAATCCGATCACGTTATTCATCTGTCAATAAAAGGAATGATAGAGGAGTTAGAAAATAATTTGTGGGAGAAGAATTTAAAGAGACTTGTAGATTTCGGTCATACATTTAGTCCAATTATTGAAATGCGATCTCTTGGAACAGATTGTGAATTAAAACATGGTCAAGCTGTGGCATTGGATGTTGTATTCTCTTCGATAATATCATATAATAGAAATATTTTATCGTATGACGAATTGGTAAGAATTATAAACACATCAAAAAATCTTGACTTGCCAACGGCACATGAATATTTTTGTAACTTTTCATTTTTGAGAGAATCATTAAATGATGCTACTAAACATAGAAATGGAAATCAAAACATGCCTATTCCAACAAAAATTGGTGTGGGGAGTTTTGTAAATGATTTAACCGATGATGAAATAATAAAAGCAATCGAAGTTTTTAAAACTATATGAAAAAAACAGTAATAATAACAGGAGTTAGCAGTGGTGTTGGAAAAAAGGCGGTCGAAAAGTTCTTGTCAAAGAAATGGAATGTGATAGGGCTTTCTAGAAACAAAGTTGATTTTTCCAGTAAAAATTATTTGCATATAGAGACAGATTTGAAGAGCGTCGAGTCGATAAAAAAAACATTTGACGTTATATCCGATAAATTTGATTCGATTGATTTATTGATTAACAATGCTGCTATATTTAAAATGAAACCCTTTACTGAGTTTTCAGAACAAGAGATCAATGACATTATAGATACAAATATCAAAGGGGTCATTTTTTGCACACTGAATACATTGAAAATTATGAAACAGGGTAGAATAGTGAATATAAGCTCTGTATCTGGAACGCATGGAATAGAAAATCAATCAGTATACAGTTCGACCAAATATGCTCTAAATGGATTTTCTGAGTCTTTAAATCAAGAACTTATAAAGAAAAATATATTAATCACTACAATTTGTCCTGGCGGAATAAATACCCCTTTGTGGAATGAGAAAAATAAATACCCAGGTGGTGACACAAACAAACTTTTGAAAGATGAAGATGTTGTGAACATGATAGAGTATGTATCTGAATTGCCTAAAAATGTAGTTTTGAAAAATGTAGTTTTGTTTCCAACATGCGAATGGCATTAATATTATGAATCTTATACTAACGATGGCCGGTAAATACTCTCGGTTTGTCAACGAGGGATTTAAAATTCCAAAGTATCTATTACCTTGGGCAAATCACACGATATTGTCCGAAATATTGTTTAATCTGACAAATCAAAATGTGTTCAAGAATGTATTTTTGGTTGCCAACAAAAACGATAAAAATTTCATGTATCAAATTTTGTATACAATGAAATACTATAATATCCCGCAAGAAAACTTAGTCTTTATAGGTGATACAAAAAGTCAATGTGAAACCGCCTTACACGGCATTGATAGATTTAAAAATAGATTGGTGAACGGACCTATATGTTTTCATAATATAGACACTATATTGTATGAACGAGATTTACACCACATTTCAAATAGTTTGAATAAGTATGATGGATATATCGATATATTTACTTCAAATAATCATGAATATAGTTACATATTAACTGATGACATATATGTAAAGGACATACAAGAAAAAATACTGATATCTTCTGTAGCCAGTTCTGGATTTTATGGATTTTCTAACACAGATACGTTTTTTAAATATTACGAGGATGACTACTTCAGCAAGACATATAGAAATATGATAAATGATGATAAAAAAGTAGTTTTTGGTAATTTACACAATGAGAATAATACTCTAGTGTTAGGAACTCCAAAAGAGTATTTTTACTTATCTAGTAAACACATCGTTTAGTTGGAAAAGTAGTTTTTCCAAAACTTGTATACATCCACAATGTTACTTTCGTTAACATTGTTGTTTTCAATAATATATTTCCATGATCTAAAACATTCGACATCGACTGGAGTTCCAAGACATGCGTATTTTGTGGCATCATATTGGGTTACTTTTAGTCCATCTTGAATCATTAGGTTGTAAGGAACAGTAACATAGTATTCACCATTGACGCAAATCTTTTCATTCATTAGACGATTGAAATAGTGTTTCATCAATTTACCAGTCTTAAAGTAATAGATACCATTTGATGCTGGTTCATTTGGTTTTACTAATTCCATGGGTTTCTTTTCATGCACATACGATACAAAACCCTTTTCATCCACCGTGAGAAATGCAAATGACTTGTTATACAATTTATGTGGCACAAAACCAGTGTGAGTCACAACAACACCATCTGAATTTGATTCTCGACAGTGTTTAAGAAAATCTGTAAAGTCCCAATTTTGTGTGAGATCACAATAGCTTACAATTACTTCTTCGTCATCGGGGATGTTGTCAAAAGCATTTGAAATCGAATATACAGGACCCAGTGTATTTTTGTCGATAGCTACAATCTTTGACACCTTGGATTCTAATATGGCCCTTTCAATAGCGTTAGCTGACAAATCATCTTTTCTGACAATGAATATAAAGTCTTTGTCTTCTACGGTGGGAAACATGTCCAACACATAATCCAATATCTTTTTACCCTCGATCTTTATCAAAGCCTTAATTGGATATCCCTTTGATGTAAAACGTTCACTATTTCCCGAAAGTGTTATAACAATCTTCATAAAATTTAATGTTGTCACTTATTATGCCATCAAACTGTAAAATTTCATCGACAGTATAGTTTGACATTTCTGGCATCATTAATATGCCTTTTCTATAAGTAGTAACTGTGTGCGGATTTATTAGAATTTTTCCTTTACTAGATAGTGTAAATTTATCATTGGTGTGACTGAATATGTCCAATACTGGTAATGAACTCAATTTGAACAATGAAGCATCATCTTTACAGTGGATCAGTAATCTTGTATAATGTTTTTTCAAAAACTGGTCATTAATTTTCCACACGGGTTCATCGTGACCTAAATATAATACATCATCTTTACACCAAATATCAATTTCGACATCATATCCCTCTGATATCACGTTTTCGATAACGGATGGAACGTTTTCGTTGATCTTATGACGACCCTGTAAGTTTCCTCTATGACTAATGAATTTCATTTTTACAATATATATTTGAAAGTCAAATTCCAAAACAACTATATCCAAAATATAATAATTCATCAAATTGACATGTCGTCTAGTTATGGTATGATTGAATCTAAACTAATATGAAAGTTATTACAATACAACAACCGTTTTATTTAAAGTATGTTTCGGCTCTCAAGAAGTTGACAAAAAAGTTATCTAGAATCAAGACCGAACCAAAAATTCAAAGAGAGTCTGATCTGTGGTATGGTCTTGAACAAGCAAATGACAAACCATTTAGGTGGTCTCATCCACTAACAAAGGTTAATATTCAAAACGTAGACAAGGTTGTATTTGTTTTTTCTGATCCAATTGGTCGAGAAATGACTTTCAAATCAAAAGAGGTAGACCACACTATCAAGTTGGCACCAGGGGAAGAATACAAGGTAATTGTATCTACGTATGATGCAAATGAAATCTCCATCAGAATAGATCCATTTAATCCAGATAACGACACACGTTCACTTGGTGCTCAATATTATTCTATCACTTCTGAAGATACATTGGTATTGAACTAATATGGAGAAATACAATCAGAACAGTATTGATTTCTTACGAGAACGTAGTAATTCTTTGGTGTTGATATCCAAAGATAAAACTGTTCTTGATAGTTTGAAGTCTGAAAAAGACATTGAACTATATTTGATCGATGATATGGATGCTTTGAATGGTATTGGTATCTATAATGAATTGATCAAGAAACTTGGCAAAACGTTTGTATTTGTCAATAGTAGTTTCGAAGAAAATAAGTTCTTAAGGTTTGTAGTCAATAGAACGCTGAATGTATTTGAAAAGGAAAAGATTTTTTGTAATATTATCGTATATCCAAAATATGATTTTCCTCGTAAAGAGACCCTCAAGAAGATCAGTCTAATCAAGTTGTTCAATCGATCAAATATCGAATTGGACATCGTGGACTCGGTATATTACGTTGGTCAGTATGGAACAAGTGGTTATGCTACCGCAGCTAAAGGTTACATCGCAGAATATGTTACAAAAGGTGTTCCAATTTGTTGGCACACGTTACGGTTTGATAGTAGTAAACTCGATACCACAAACTACGTCAATGCTCTTGCTGAAAGCGCAATGAATCGATCTTTGCCTGGTAAAGATCAAATTACGTTACATTCGACTCCCGATTTGTGGCCCGAGTTCATAAGAAAGTATGAATGTTCTAAATACAAACGTGTTGTGGGATATTGTGCTTGGGAAAGTAGTAAGTTACCTTCTAAGTGGGTTGATTGTATTAACATGATACCTGAGGTATGGGTTCCGTCTGTATACAACAAAGAGGTTTATGAAAAATGTGGTGTCAAATCCAAAGTAGAAGTTGTGCCTCACGTATGGTTTGATCAAAAACTCTTGGATAAGAGTAAGATTAATATTACCGACTGTTTCGGAACTGAACTAAGCAAGACCAAATATACATTTTATAGCATTGGTGAGTTGACCGCACGTAAGAGTATTGAAGAGTTGGTTAAGGTATTTGACAAGTTAAATAATAAGTATCCTAATACCCAACTTCTTTTAAAGGTTCACTATAAAGATTATACTCTAAACAACATTAATTATATCGTTAACAAGTTGAGTGTATTGACTGATAAAATCGGTAAAAGTGTTCACTTGTTGTTGATGAATCTTAACGAACGTGAAATGTTAAGTTTGCACAGTTTTGGTGACTGTTATGTAAGTCTTACTAAGTCAGAAGGATTTGGATTGACTATCTTTGAAGCATTTCATCTTAAAAAGGATGTTATTGCTACTGGATATAGTGGTCACATCGACTTTCTTGGCAAAGACCATCCTGGATTGGTAAAATATAAAATTGGATCAATTCAAGGTATGGAAACGTTCAGTGCTAATTATACTAGTGACCAAGAATGGGCATACCCAGATTTGGAACATACTTATGCTTTAATGGAATCAAAAGTGAAATAAAAAAGTTATGGATGACGCAATTATAATCAATCAATCATTTTGGAATAGACTCAAGAATATTTTGAGTGTCAAATCATTCAATAGTGCTAGCACATTGTCCTTGAGTGGAACTGACTGGCACGAAGTTGAAAAAGACTTGGATGGCAACAAGTTCAGATGGTCTTTTCCAAAAACTACAATCACATACGAAAATATATCAGCATTAAGAGTTAAATTCACATGTCCAGTAGGTCGAGAAGTTCGTATATACAATGACCGTATTAACTTCAAACAAAAGTTGACTCCAAACAAACCATACATATTTATAATTAACTGTGTTGGCACTAAAGACTTGACTATTGAGACAGATTCGTATATGCCAGAGAATGACACTCGTTCACTGGGTCTGTGCTTTGCTCAAGTGTGTGAACATCCAAGTCTATCTTGCCTGTAAAATAATGAAAAAATTACTATATCTCTGTTGTCACTGTGTGTTGGAATATGACGAACTCCGACTTCTTCATGAATTAGGTTATGATGTATTTACCAATGACGCATATCACCGTCCAAAAACGCCGGTAGTAAATAGAAGACCACCTCTGAATATTGAAGATAAGCCAGATTATCTCCAGAAGTTTTACGATATGTGTCATGTCAATTCACATAATCCAGACGTTAAGCCAGAACAATACAATAACTTGTTGACTGATGCCATGATTGATTCATTTGACACAATCATGATCATGCATCTTCCTAGATTCATTGAACAAAACTGGGATCGTATCAAACACAAGAATGTTATCTGGAGAACTATTGGACAATCTACTGCTGATGTTGAAGCCAAGATGCAAAAGTATCGTGCTGAAGGTCTGAAGATTGTTCGTTATAGTCCAAGTGAACGTGAACTGGGTAATTACTGTGGTGAAGATGCGATGATTCGATTTGCCAAGTATAAGAACGATTATCTACCATATGTTGGCGATCAAAATTATGTGATGACGTTTGGTCAGAACGTGGTTGGTAGAGGTGATCATTGCAGATACGATTTGATTCGTCATGTTGCAAAAGATTTCAATTTCAAGTTGTTTGGACCAGGCAATCAAGCTGCTCCTATGGACTGTGGTGAATTGGACTACAAGGATCAGTTGGTTGAACTATCAAAGAACAAAGTCTATTTGTATAGTGGAACCTGGCCAGCATCTTATACATTAAATTTCATGGAAGCCTGGATGAGTGGAATTCCAGTTGTTGCTCTCGGTGATGAACTCGCTAGCAAAGTTGGTAAGTTCCCATACGAAGTTAACAAGTTGATCAAACACGGAGAAAACGGATTCTGTTGCAACAATGTTGCTGAACTCAAGGAATGTATTCGTGAAATAATGACCGATACAAATTTTAGAAAGAAGATCAGTGAGAATGGTAGAAAAGCTGCTATTGAATATTTTGATGCAGAATCTATCAAACCTCAATGGAAAGCATTTTTTGACAAACTATGAAAGTATTTTGTGATTTTCACCATCGTGATTTAGTTAACTCAATGTGTCACCTATTCGAAAAAAGAATGGGTGCCGAACTGTATGTTCCTTATGGAATGGATTATTACAAACAAGGATACTGGAGAATTGTTGATGCAAATATTGACAGTGTTGCGGAACAATTCTTGATAAACCAATTTGGTAATGATGGTCTACAAGAATTTACAGATAATGAAGATGGAACAGTGTTGGTAAAGTCTAATGATGGTAAATTGCCATATAAAGGTATGGACTTTGAAACGTTCTGTAAAACTAAGTTCGACATCATTATTGCTACTGTTCCAGCGCACATTCCTCTTTATATGAAGTTGTTGAAGGATCATCAACCTCAAGCCAAGTTTATTTTTGAAGCGGGTAACAATTGGGGTAACATCAACACCAACGTTCCCAACTTCTTGAATTCAACAACATATACATTTGTTTCGGGTGAAGATATACATGGGTTGACCATGACATCTCTTTACAAGAAATTCCAAAAGAAGGACTTGTATAAGGGTATGCACAAGATATTCCAGAACAGACGTAATGGCAAGAAATGTAACATGGTTTTCTTCCATCCAGAATTTGATCTGAACATCTTTAAGAATAACAATAGTATCAAAAACATCAAGAGTATTAGTAACATACGTCATAACTGTAATACTCTTGGTGGGTTATATGAACTTGAACGTCGTTTACCAGATTGGACTATCAAAGCGTATGGTGTTGGTAATAGAGATGGCGAACTAAAGACAGATTATGACATTGCTAGAGTGATGAATGAATCTGGATTTGTGTATCACGTTAAGCCTGTGGGTGACGGTTATGGATACAACGTTCACCAAACTTATGCTGTTGGTAGTATTTTGATTACAGACAGCAGTCACATGACCAGCGCGGGAAATCCAGAAGAATGGTTTACGTCGCAACTATTATTGGACACTGAGAATTATGGAACCAAACCAACATTTGTTGATTGGGGTAAGTATAACTACGACAGTGTGGTAAACAGATTGAAGTGGTGTGCCGATAACTATCCGACCATGCAAGAAAACGTCATAAATAAATTCAAAGAAGTTGTGGACTTTGATGAAGAATACCAAAAGATTCGTGTATTTATTGAAAGACTAATATGAAAGTTTTAGCTGATTACCACCATTTATCTTTACTTAGATCCATTTACATTTTATTCAGTCAACGACTTAACTACGAATTGGAAATTCCTAGTGGTTGGGATTGGTATTTTGAAGGATCATTGTATAGTTCATATGCACCAGAAGTTGGGTCTTATACAATACATCCCGAATTCGATAATGCATATTTTAAACAATACATGCCTAAACTAGGTGGTGGCAGTTTTGAAAAGTTCAAGAACAATGAATATGATATTGTTGTATGCACTTTGCTTGAAAACTATATCACTTGGCAAACATTGATCAAACACTACAACCTAAAATGTAAGTTGATCTTTCAAATAGGCAATAACATTCCACTATGGTGTCAACCTACACAATTTGAAAACTTATTGTCTAGTTCATGGCCATGTTATGTAAACTACCCATGTAAGAACAAGGTGTTTTATCATCAAGAATTTGACACAACCAAGTTTACCCAAAAGTTAGATTGTAATAGAAAGTCAATAGCTAACCTTCAACATTTTATGCAAATGCCTGAATTGTTTTATGGTCTTGAAAAAGCTATGCCGGACTATACATTCAAAGCACATGGTGCGGGTAATAGAGACGGATATATTCCAAACGGTGAAGATGAAATGTCTAATTTTATCAAAAACCTTGGCTTCTTGTTTCACTGTAAGGTTGTAGATGAAGGTTATGGACATAATGTTCACAACGCATTTGCTTGTGGTAAGCCTGTGATCGTAGATTCTACGCACATGGGTGTGGATTGGAATGGTTGGATTGGTAATACTGCGTCATTAATGTTTGAAGATGGTAAAACTGTTATTGATGTGAATGGTAAGACTCAAAAAGAAATTGAATTCAAAATCAGAGAAATGACAGAAAACTACGAAGAAGTTAGTAATTATGTTATGAAGAAGTTTAAACAAGTCAGTGATTTTGATTATGAGTTTCTTCAAATTAAGTCATTTTTGGCAAATCTAGTATGAACAACGACAAAAAAATCTCCCTACTGTTACCTGCAACTGGCGAACCACTACTGATGTATTGTTGGATGACTAACTTGCAAAAGTATAGTCATCACTTCGACAACATATTTGTATCGGTCGATTGTATGGGTCGATTGAACAGAATGGAGTTCATTTTTATTCAGAATTATCTCACCAGACTGTATAGAAAGTTTCCTAACCTACGTGACAATAGTGAATATCTGGTTGCGCAACACGGACTCAATATTGATCTATTGTTAAACAAGTATGAGCCTGATATCCGAGATAATGTATTGTTGATGGAAGAAGATGACTTTATCATCAATCCAAAGTTTGTCACAGAAAACATCAACGAGTATTTTGATAAAGGATATGATGTCTTAGGTGTTGGTCGAGGATCAGCAACTCCATATTTGTTGGATACACTTTTGCCTTTGGTAAAACGTAGACCAAATCTTCAAATAGATACAACGTTAGCTCCAGACGATTCTGCTATAAGTTTTTGGCCAACTTTCTTTTTGACCAAGAAAAATTTGTTGGTAAAATCGTCAAGAGAATTTTATTCCAAAACTTGGCCTGCTGGGTCTGTTATTAAAATCGGAGACGAACAAGTAACTTTGGACAGAGAATGTAGTGGTGATACATTCGTAAGTTATGCTTATGAATTGTATGGTAATCCAGAAGTCAAAAAGGTAAAATTATTGTCTAATACACCAGAAAAGTTGTTTACTTCAGAACATGCTTACCCTGTGGATCACTTGTATAGAACATATCATTCTAGTCTACATGATAACGAACTATTGGATAAAGTGATACCAACATCGATGGACTTCCACGTTGGTTCTTTATCTACATTCATTTCAAACAAGTTCTGGAAACCATTCAAAGGTGAATATGAAGAACATTCATACATGAAGGCAATGTATGCACAGAAGTCACAAGAAGGTTCTAACCATAACAATCTGTCTATCGTAGAACCGTATCGTAGATGTTTGTTGATGCGAGAGATGTTGAATGCAATCAAAAATCCAAAAGATTTTGAATACTACGACATTTATCAAGAGAATTTAAACAGAACCATAAACACATACGAAACTGAGAATGATATGGAAGCTATACTGAAAGCATACAATATCAATGGATTGACCGATGGAAAAATTGATATTGACAAATATCGAACTATTGCTAAAATGATACTATGAACAAAGTTGATTTATTTGTTATATCTAATCCGACGTTTGATAGTCCTCTTATAAGAGACTTTATTCACAAGTATTATACAAGATTCAACAAAGTATTTTATGTGTTTTCTTACTCGCAAGATTTTAATGAAAATTGGAGACCCTATACCAACTTCATTGAAAATGACTTAAAAGATAAGTGTGAGATTATATACTCCAGAATGTCTGGAGCATTAAATTCAGACTGGCGTGACGAAGCGGTTCATGAAGTTCTCAAACGATCAACAGGTGACTATATTTTTAGTATGGAGCCTGATTTTATTGGTGACTGGGAAAAGATAGTGAATATCATGTTGAATGTAGACTATTCACTATTTTCGGTGATAGAACACAATCTTACTGGTATAAGAATGTGGCCATCTTTTTGGGGGTGTAAGAAGTCATTGATGTCACAAATAAAATATCTTAATTTTGGTGCTACTGTAGATCAACGTGTCAAAGATTTATTTGGTGTTGATTACAATAAACGTTTAAAATTTGATAATGATCAATTGAAGTATCTTAACGCAGATGCTGTTAAAAACTTCTACAAAGAACACAAAATTATAACCGAAGAAATGTCAGTTCCTCATTTTTACGACCACTTTGATTTGGTGTCTACACAGTTGATGGATATTGTTCAAGATGATGGAAAACAGTTGTTGTTGCTTGATAGACTGGATGTGTATTTTAAACACTTTGCGGGCATCACCCACGATTATCTGATGATGTATGAACATGGTCGTAAAGCTAGAAATGGTCCGGCATATAGGCTATTTCATGAACAGTGTATGAAAACAACTGTTCAATTGTTTCCAGAGTGGGTGACCATTTCAAATAAAATACTAGAAGAATGAATTACATCATTATTCCATTTATAAGTTACTCTCATGGTGATAGAAAACTGGGCGAAATGTTGCATGATTATATTTTGTCAAGAATATCTAGATTTCCATGTGATAATTTCATTTTTGTCGGAACATTGATGTCATGGAAAAGTAAGACAGTAAATATACATGGCAAAACTATTGAGTATATAGCAACCGGTGCATGTCATCAAGAAAATTTGCAAATCGCAATCGATAAGTTAAACGATGACGATAAATTCATTATATTAGACAGTGACTTGATGATATACGACCACAGTATTTTTACTCGTATATTCAATGATTTAGATCAACACGATGTTGTATCAAACATAGATGGGGGTTGCACAATAACTCCCACATATTTTCATACTTGGCAAAAAGGTCATTTTCCAGAAGATGAATATCGAAATTTCATGTATACATCTCCAATATTTGCGCCAAATGAATTTCGTGGTGGCAGAGGCCGATTTGCTGCAACTTTGTTTGGATGCACAAAAAAGTTTTGGATGACATATTGTGGTGAAAGTGAACAGTATAATTCACACGAATCCATGGAGATATTTTCCAGAAACGTTATAAAACACTATCCACATGTAAAGTTTAAAGAGTTGAAGGATTATAGGTTCAACTTGTGGATCAATTTTGAAAATAACACTATTGATAAATATCAAAACTCGGACGATTCTAGATGCGATGAAGGTGCTACTAGATCAGGCGAATATTATCACATTAGAAACTTTGGTGAAACTATAAAAACTATAGAATATGTAAAGTCAAATACATCACATGTTCATTACAATCGACAAGAATCACAACGATTACTTTCGTGGTTCACAATTGTTTTGGAAAAGTTGATAGAAATTGATGCAAGTTATTCTGAGTATACTAGTTATATAGACAGAATTCGTGAAGATATAGGTATCTCAAAAGAACTGTTTGACGATTACCAAAATCAATTTAAAGAATTTCATAGAACTAATATGTTATGAGTGAGGTTATAAAACAAAAAACTAGAGCAGTAGGTTTGACATCGATTGGAAATCCACTGACACTTATTGCGTCATTTGAAAAGTTTAAACGGTTGTGTAAGGGGTATAAAATATATGTGATGTTGAACGTTGCTAGAGAATGTAACAATCCACAAAATATTAAACATCTTACTGAACAAACATATAAGATTTGTCAATACTATCAAAAGTTTTTTTCTGAAGTGTTAATCATAGAAAACACCACACGTGATTGGATGACACACGGATTATGTTTGGATACATTATTTACGTTGACCACAGAAGATGAAATGGTATTCTTTGAAGAAGATGCTTTCTTGACTGATAAGGTGACGTTTGACAATTGGTTCAATCAACTAAAAGATAATCATTTACATTGCGTAGTTGCTCCACAAAATCCAAACAACTTTGGTCAGTTGTTTAGTAAACTGGGTATATTTCATGGTGCTGTAAACATGCCTGGTAAAGAAAGTATATTCTTTGTGAGAAGAGATATACTAGAGTTGTATGATTGGCCTGCTTTTGATTATATTAAGTGGGAAAATCATTTTGTATATAAACCAAATTCACACCTTGAATTAAAGTTTAATGAGGAAATACACTTTGATACATTCGAATTCTTTTCTTTAAACTGTTGGATGAACAAGAGTATCAAGAAGAGTGTGTATGAAGAACACAACTTTGACTATTGGGTGAGTGAAGGACGAGGAAACATAGATGAGTTCTTCAGAAAGCACGCTTCTCCACCACCATACATTCATTATTTCAACGGAGCGTTATTTCAGTATCTAGATTACCACGATAAAGGAAATAGAAAGTTCTACTATGATATGGTGCACGAAGCGCCTCACTTCGGACAGTTTATGTATCATATGTCTACATTCTTGCTCCACTATTCTATTATGTTAACAATCAAGAAGAGGTATGTGGAAATTTGTGGTATAGAAGAATATAAACGTCACAAAAAGTCGTTAAAGAACTCAATAACGATGTTGTTCAATTACTTTGGATATTATACAATCAAGAAAAAATTCAAGATGCACTTGTATTTTAAATTTGCTTGTAGACACTCAAGAAAAGTTCACTATTTGAGTGAGGAGATTGTATAATAATCTATATATCTTTATGGAAGCAAATTATATCTTGAATTTAATTTTTGATTACAAAGAATATGCTGTAAGTGCAAGTGCCTCTGCATTCGCTACAATGTTCTTTACCTTCATCAAGTCTCTAAAATCGTCATATCAAAAACATAACTATTGGGTCAAGTTTTATCAGTTGGTATTAAACAAAAAGCCAGATCTTATTGTTGAGATGGGAATTTTAGAAGGTTATTCTCTATTCAGTTTTGCAAGAGGATGTGTTGAAAACAGAAAAGGTAAGATCATTGCAATTGATTTATTTGAAGACTATCCATACCATCACGCTAGATACGATGACATCAAATCTAAGTTGGAACATTGGGGTATGGACAAATGTGTGTATCTTCACAAAGGAGATGCATTAGACTTGGATCTTAAGTTTGATGACAAGTCAATTGATATTCTTCACATCGATATTTCAAACACAGGCGACAAAGTTGAAAAACTGTTGTTGGAGTATAATTCAAAGATGAAAGACGACGGTATTATCATATTTGAAGGTGGTAGTAAGTCCCGAGATAACGTTCCATGGATGATTGACTACAACTGTGTTCCTATTGCTCCAATTCTAGAAAAAGAAGAATTGACTAGACTTTATGATTTCTTTGTGATAGAAAACTATCCATCATTAACAATTTGTTACAAAAAAAATGAACAGTCCAAGATTATTCTTTGATCTATATAAGATCTACGCCAACTACAAAGATGTTGAAAATCTTGTGGTTTTGGAATATAACACCACAGGCAAACTGTCTTCACAAATGTGGACACAGATTTTTAAACATATTCATGTCGAGACCGATATAACCAAACTTAACAGCTATGAGTTCGACATCTTCTTTTTGAACATCGAAGATTGGTCAACTGCAGAATCTATACTATCCGTTTTAAATTATTCTGTTAGACCCAGAGGGTATCATGAAATTATAGTTGCTAATAAAGCAAAATTTTGGCCGTATTTTTTACCAGCACCAAAAGACGGAATTTGTCCAGAAGGTATTTGTCAAAGAGCAAAACTTTGGGGTGGTGAAGAGGACAAGAGACAACTTTATGTTCAAGGTGATCTTGGACTATTTCCATATAAAATCAAGAGACCTGATCAAACGGTTGTTGCAGAAAGTCTAGAAAACGAATCGACAATATTTCAGTATAGATGAATGACGGTTCTAGAGCAGTGGGGCTTACTACTCTCGGTAACCCTCTTACATTGATCGCATCGTTGGATAGACTTAGTAAGTTGTGTCCACAATACAAACTTTACATTTGTCTTAATCCACAACGAGAATACATTTCTGCGGAACAATTGCAGTATATCTATGACGTATCCTATAAAGTGATACGTTCATACGAACATTTATTCAAAGAGATTGTTGTAATTGAAGCACATTACAAAGCATGGTGGGGAACACCTTTATGGGCTACCCATGGTTTTTGTATGGACTCAATTTTGTTTTTATCTGAAGAACAAAATATAGTCATATTTGAAGAAGACGCTTTTGTATTTGATAGAGAATTGTTTTACAATTGGTTTGACAAACTCAACGACGTTCATGTTGTATGTGGTATGAATCGTGTTACTCCAAACAACTGTGATGTATTTGAAAAGATTCGTTTGTTTTCATGTGTTCCAGATGTTCCTGGTCCCGGCAAAGAAAGTGTATTATTTGTTAATAAGTCTATAAAACAACATTGGGATTGGATGTCTGTAGACTATGTTAAGTTAGAAAATGGAATCGATTTTAGACCACAGTTATTGCCTACTTATTTAAACTTCAAACGAGAGGTTAGCTTTGATACATTTGAATTTTTCTCATTAATGTGTTATTTGAACCCCAACATCAAGATACATTTTTATGAAGAAAATTCTTTTGATTACTGGTGGTTTCAAGGGTTAAGTAAAACACAAGAATTTTACGATAAACATAGTCAACTGGATAAATACGTTCATTACTTCAATGGTGCTTTGTTTCAATATCTTGAGTTTAATGATAAGACCAATAGAAAAGTTTATTATGATCGTATCATGAAATCAAAGGACTGGTCACCTTTTGTTCATCATTTATCAACGTATATACTAGGTATGGCATTGATACAAACTTTCAAGCAAAAGTATATTGAATTGTTGGGTAATGAACAATATATAAAGCACAGAAAAGCGTTGAAAAACTATATATTATTATTGATACAGTATTATGGTTATGGACGAATCAATTTGGAGTTCGATTTGAATAAATTTGTCAAATTTACATATCGATACGTTCATAAACACCATAGACTAAACTGAATATGAATCCAATTTTTACTTTTGACGAACTTAACGTAGAGATGTTGAAACAGTTTGATGGGACCAACAATTATTTTAATTGTTCTCATTTGAATGGTAAAACGATATTTCGTAAAGAACATAAACTGAGTAGAGACTTTCATGCTTGTGATATCGTAGACCAAGATGGGGTCGTATTATTACAAAATTATGCGGATGAAGAATATCACTATAGTTTTGAGGACGCACGTTGGATAGACGACAAACATATCAGTGTATGTGTTGCCAAATTTGATATTGAAGATCTTGCTAAACTTGAAGGTGTTCATTTCAAGAAATACAATATCGAAACCAAGAAGTTGTATCATTATGCAACTAGAAAAGCACACTTTGAAAAACACTGGCAGTTTTATAACAACTACATAATTTATCACGTTAATCCATATACGATTATGGATTCTTCTGAACAACAGGTATTTGTCAAGAACATCAATTGGAAACCATGGATTGAAAAGTATGGTAATCCAGGACTAAGCACTAACGTATTTGATGTTCATGGAGAAAAGTTTTTGTTGTATCACAGTTATGTTTATTATGGACCTGCACTCATGAAATACTTTGTGGGACTTATGAAAGTAAAGAACGACCTAACACCAGTTGGATATTGCATAAATCCACTGTTGGTGTCTGATCGAAACTATTCAAGTTCTTATGTATTGAATCGCCTGTGGTCTTGGAGAAATACCACACACAGAAATGCTATCAAGTATGAAGTGATTTTTCCAATGAATGTGGTGACCGACGATAAATCAATTCACATTTATGGTGGTTTAAACGATTGTTCCGCAGTCAAGATGAGTATTGATAAATCCATGTTTGTAGAAAGATTCAAGAGTCAACCATTTATTATTCACTAAATTATAAAGGTAAACTTGAAGATAAATTACGAGAGGGTATATACTCCGTGTTATTTGAATATAAATGAGAACTTTGGTAGTAACAAGATATGATGAAAATTTGAGTTGGATTGACAACATCAAAGACGATGTGGTCATTTATAACAAAGGTTTTCCCTTACTACCATATGAGTTCAAAGAGTTACCAAACGTAGGTCGTGAGGCGGACAGTATGTTGTATCACATCGTCAACAACTATCATAACCTAAGTGATGAACTTGTTTTTCTACAAGGCGATCCATTTGACCACTGTTGGGATCTTTTGAAACTCTTAGAAGAAAATAGAAATGTCGAAGACGTTGTGTGGTTGGGAAGCAATTGGGGTCCAGTTACAAAAAACTATGACGGTGGACCTGGACATGGTTGTTTTCTACCAATGATAAAGATATCAAAACTATTATTTGAGAATTGTGACTTTGACAAAAGCACAACGTTCACGTTTTCTGCTGGAGCGCAATATATTGTTCCAAGACACAAGATTACATCCAAGAGTTTAGAGTGGTGGATACATGCCTACAAAGTGTTTACAGATAATCTACCTACAACTCCTTGGGTATATGAACGATTGTGGCCGCTGATTTGGAGTTATTCTACAAACCACTGATTACAGTCTTTCATAAACTGTATTTTGTTACTTGTGAACGTAGGATGATAAGTTTTGGGTCTTAGTTTCAATACTTGATCGTGTGTATAATTAACTCCAACATCACTCAATAAATTCAATTGATCTTTTATCGATGTGATATTGAGATTGGTTTGTCTGAAGTATTCGGTCATGATATTTTCATCCAAATTGTTTAACGCGTCGAAGTGTGGAAAAAATAGTTTAGTATAGTTGTTTATATGGTCTAATGTAATATCTGATTGTCGAACATACATAAATCCTGTGTTTATGATTTGTTCTTTACCCACCCACTGATATAATGACTCTGGATGATTCAAGCTTGTCGCAGTTCTTATTTGAAGGTAATATTTAAATCCAAACAAAGCAGGTCCATTATGATGAAACTTACCTTCATAATCAGTCCAGTATATGAGTTCATCAATAAAATCTTCAAATACAATCATATCAGCATCCAACAAACATACACGGTCATTTTGTAATAATGTTTGAAACACCACATCGTGTTTTATAAACTGATATACAGCATATGAGTTACTCGATTTATATGTTGCGGCTAAATCTTTATTATCTAAATGTGGATTGAGTCTTTCTGATATACTTTCGAACAACATTGGTTTGAACTTTCTGATATCACAGTCTAAGTTTTTAGAACTTATAGATTTGTATGTTAATTCATCCGTGCAAAATATAATTAAGTCGGTGTGACGGGAGAACTTTTTCAATTGTAAGTATAAATTATGACAGATGTCCGTGTATGCCAGATTTATAAATGTAACCAACTTCATGTCAATATATATGAGTATGAATGAGGTTACAATAGTTGCTCCTGTTTATTTGGGTAAACCACATCGACTTGAATATTTTGAGACATACATAAAGTCATGTTTGGCCCAACGTGATTTTGACAAAATGAACTTTGTGTTTATGGTCGAACCTGATGTAATGAATTTTGACTTACTCACAAAGTTACGACTGTATCCAAATATTCGTATCATGGTCAACCCATACAAATACGGGTTATTGTTGAATCAATATATGACATTGTATTACAGTTTTGAAATACTTGGGCTAGAACACGTAATTTATACCGAAGACGATTGTTTGATGTCGAATGATATGTATGACATCACCAAGTTTTATGTCAACTCACAGTATTATGACAACAATACTATACTGACGTATTTAAACAAAGATAATTTGGTTGACCCACCACAAAATGATGACGGTAAGGATATACTAGAAGTTAAGTCGAACTTTCATCCAATTAGAACAGGTATGGTATACTTTGCTACATGGGGTTACTTATGCACACGTAAAATGTGGTTTGATTGTATGAAGAAGTGGCCACATCAATGGTGTTTCTCTGAACATCTTTTGCCTCACTATTTGGATAAAATCAAAACGGTGACCCCAAGACTTTCAAGACTAAATCATATAGGAGTATTAGGTGCATCCTACAATGAAGAAATATACAAGAGTCACGAATTTACCAATTATATGCCACCTATATTTTCAGAAAGGATAGAATACAAGTTTAATGAAATATGATTATTTGATTGTTGGTAGTGGTTTGTTTGGTGCTACATTTGCTAATCTTGCAAAAGAATCAGGCAAGTCATGTTTAATACTTGAAAAAAGAAATCACGTTGCTGGTAATTGTTATACCGAGAAACGTCGTGATATTAATGTTCACATGTATGGTCCCCACATCTTTCATACGTCCAATAAAGAAATATGGGATTATGTGAACAAGTTTGCGACGTTCAATGGTTTTGTTAATCGACCAAAAGTGAGATACAACAATGAACTCTATTCTTTCCCAATTAATTTGTTTACCCTTTACCAGTTGTGGGGATGTAAGACTCCAACTGAAGCAAAACAAAAATTAGATTCGGTGCGAGTTAAAATTGATAATCCGCAAAACTTGGAAGAGTGGGTATTGAGTCAAGTAGGCGAAGAGTTGTATAATATTTTTATAAAAGGGTATACTACAAAACAATGGGGTAGAGATCCTAAAGATCTACCGACATTCATCATAAAAAGGTTACCAATAAGACTAACTTATGATGACAATTACTATTATGACAGATATCAAGGAATTCCTATTGGTGGTTATACACAAATGATAAAAAACATGATTGGTGATACTCCAGTAGAAATGGGAGTGGACTTTTTACAAGATGTCGATTACTGGTCAAATAAAGCGAACAAAGTAGTATATACAGGAGCTCTCGACGAACTGTTTAATTACAGTAAAGGAGAACTTGAATACAGAAGTCTTAAATTCGAACATTCAGAAGTATGGGAATCAGATTATCAAGGTAATGCTGTAGTGAATTATACGTCGTTAGATGTTCCATTTACACGTATTATAGAACATAAACATTTTGAACAAACAGAATCAGATACTACATTTATTACCCGTGAATATCCTCAAACGTGGAACAGATCATTGGAAAAGTATTATCCAATCAATAATGAACAAAATCATAGTCTATACACTCACTATAAGAACCAGTGTGTGGAACATTTTCCAAATATGATATTGGGTGGAAGACTAGCATGTTATCAGTATTTTGATATGCATCAAGCGATTGGACAAGCAATGCACAAGTTTACAAACGTTGGTTAATAACGTTGTTTATATGGTGCATGTATGAGTATTTTGTTTCTTTCTTAATTGCACAATTTGCATGGTATAACACAACTTCTTTTATTTCTTTGTGTATATGATGTAATCCAACCGATGTTGAGAAAAATTCTGGTGGAAGTAATTCCCATTGCAAATCATAATTGTGTTGTGAATATAAAACTGTATTGATCAATGCTTGTTCCCACACACCAGTTTCTTTGACCGATTCAAGTATGTCTGAAAAAAACTTGTGTGTTTGCTCACACGCTTTAATCACGTTGAATCCAAAGTTTATATTTCCATCTTGTGTTTTATACGGAATTTCATTAGCATCGTAATATTCTTGAGTTCTTTGTTTGTCTTGATCGTCGTAAAACTCTCTCAAAAACAATACATCTTGATCTTTGATTATTTTGTTAAGTGCTGGTAGTAATGGTTTGTAAAACACAATATCCACATCTGAAAATATAAAATATTCGTTGGGATCAGACTTTTTGATTATATCAATGATGTAAGATAGTCTCAATTTCCATATATCTATACCCCCGCCATTCTTGAGATGTTCTGGACATTCTGTGTCAAACCTCGGTGTGTCTATTGATATGTCTACAATTGTGAAATTATCTTTATCTTTTAGACTGTTGATAAAGTTATCACGCATATCATGAAATTCTGTATCACATATGTAATATAACTTCATAACACTTTTTGTTTAAATCGACTTATTATGTCTATTTTTTCTTCCATTTTAACTACGCATGTTGCGTGATATACCACTGTATGTTTGTTTATTAACCCATAATTGTCGTATGCGGTTGTGGTAAATGTAAGAGGTAAAGTTCCCCACTTTATGTCATAGTTTGGATTGGAAAACAAAATCCTATTGACACATGTTTGATCCATTAAACCATCTGGCCACAAAGCATGATTGTGTGAGTCTACAAAGTTTTTTGTATTCTCTATCATGTGTAAAACATCTTGAAAAAACTTACGAGATCTATCACACGATTTGACCACACAAAATCCAAAGTTACAATATCCACTAACGTCACCACCTTGTTGTGGCAAAGATCCATAAGGTATTTCTCGGATAAACATCACATCTTTGTTCATCAACACTTTGTCTAATATAGGAATGATTGGTTTGAAAAACATCACATCAACGTCTGAATATACAAAGTATTCGTTTGGATCACATTTGTCGATGACCTCCAACAGAAAATTTACTTTGTCTTTCCAAATTTGGATGCCTCCACCAAATAGTCTATGTAAATAAAAGTCTTCACCGAATACAGGAGTTTCCAACCTTTTTTCAATTAATTCAAATGTATCTTTGAGATTTGAAAGAAAATGATCTCGTAACGGTATGAACTTATCATCATACATGTAACACAACTTCATATGTTTTTGAAAAATTCTATAAGTCGTTTTGTGTTTTTTGACATAATGTCATGAAACATATCCCTACGTTGTTGTTCTTTTCCAATTGGTTCAAAGTTATCAATCACATGTTTCAACTTTTGTTCATCCACAAAGAATGATTTTCTCAATGGAAATGTTCCTGATAAATTGTCGTTACAGTAGTGATAATTCAAGTCTATTTTTTCTTCGGTGGGAATTATATGAACCAACGAAGGATCTAAGTGTTCTGAAAAAGAAGGTATGTCACTACAAATTATTTCTGCTCCAGTCGAAAGTCCCTCATATAAATAATGACCCCAACTTTCATATATACTCGGACAAATATGAACTGAATGTCTATTGAGCGTTTTCTTGATCTCTCGCTTGATCATGTATGTTGTCATGTAATTGATATTTGACGGTGGCACGAAACGTTTTGTTGTATCAAATACAGTTATTGGCGCCGTCTGTTTCATTACAACCTCTGTGTTTTTCTGTATGGCTCTACCGTTCAAATGCAAAAACTTTTGATCACGTTGAATAGCCGGATCATAAAAGTCATATGATAACAATGGAAGACATACTACATCAGGACGTATTGGTTCCAATAATTTTCTAGCATATTCAGTTTTTACAACGATGTAATCAAATTGGTCTATCTTTTTTAGATCGTCTGCTCCCGCCCATTCTTCGTTGATAAACCATATGTTCTTTTTAAAGTTGCTTAGATTACTATACAGTGGGTTTTGAATCCAAATACCCAAGTCACCGGTTTCGTCTGGCACATAGTTTGGAACTGCCCAGTTTTTATTCAAATGTTCTATGAATAAAATATCAGTGTTTTCGGCTACGTTTTTTTGAATCAAATTTTGAAGCAACATCGCATCAATTACAATGCCTGCTCTATTATTATATGTAAGAATCTTGACTTTCATGACGTTATAACGGACTATTATATATGTATCAATATGATTCCAAAGGTCATTCATTATAATTTTGGAATATATAACATTGATTAATACTATGCACCCAAATGTAGGAATATATACGTGTTATTTACCAAACATACCAGATGAAATGGTTAATCTACAACGTCTGGTATTTGAAAAGTTTGGATTAAAAATTCAACAAGATAAACTTCCACCATTTGATCGTAATACCGATGATGAATTTGTAGACTTTCTTTATTATCAACACGTAGTAGATACATCAGATAAAGATTACATAATATTTTTTGATATCGATTGTATACCGTTGACCAGAGACTTTTATGATATCATATACAACGATATGGTGAATGGAACTTTAAGTGGAGCTATTGGCTGTTCTAATCATATAAGTCCAAATGAATCATATGTTCACGCGTGTTTTATAGGTTTTAGTATGAAATTATACAATGAATGTGGCAGACCTTATTTGGGACGTATAAATGGCGTTTGTGATGTTGTTGAACTTTTCACCAAAGTATGTAAAAAACTTAATAAACCTATAAAATATTGGGAAATAACAGACGAAGGTGATAAGTGTTGGCCATTAGCTGTTAGAAATATGCATTTTGGCCATGGAACTATATATGAAAACATGATATATCATCAGTATCATGGTCGTTTGTCAGAATATCAAAAATTATTTATGGACAAATGTAAATCTGTATTGATGGACTGAACACATCAAGTTATTCGAGGTTTTATTCGACATTGACATATTTATATACATATGTCTAAAATCAACGAATTGGGAGATACTGGCGATAGAATGATGCAAGGACTTCCTTATGGTCAAGGAGGCGCTATAACAGGTGCATCAAGTCTAGATACATTCAGTAGTCCAGACGTTACGCAAGATCCTCGTAAATTTGGAACACTAGATGACAAGAGTAAGTTGACCGCCAGTTCCAAAGATTCGGTTGAAAAGATTTCTCCATTCGCACCCTACACTGGACAAGATCCTTGGGATTATGTAAAAGACGTAGAAAACATCAAATATAAGGTTACACCAGACGAAGTAATCATGGGCATTGATTATGAAATGAAGAAATTAGTCTTGAAGGATCGTCAAGTAGCAAAAGCATTGGTTGTCAAGAATTTGAAGAAAGATCCTAAGTATTACAGTAAACTTCATATGTTGGGTGTTTATCCAGACGAAAAAGATGAAGCACTTATGGAAATCATGACAATATTGAAAGCTCGTAAGTATGCTTTAAAACGTAACGAATATTATTGATAGAACATAAATATTGTTATGGAACATGTATATACCGAGGAGAAGTTCGACGAAAATTGGTTTAACTACGCAGATGTCTATAAATCGATTGTAGAACAAGCAAAAGACAACAGTAAGTTTGTCGAGGTAGGATCATGGAAGGGTCGGTCGACATCTTACATGTTGGTCGAAATAATAAATTCGAAAAAGAATATTCAACTCACATCTGTAGATAATTGGTTTGCAACTGGCATTTTTGATATATACGTCAATAACATGGCTGAGTTTTTGAAGAACCCAAATTTATATCGATATATTCGTGAATCGTCAGTTGACGGATCGGCTCAATTTGAAGACAACTCATTAGACTTTGTTTTTATTGATGCTTGTCATTTGTATGAATGTGTTGTTCTTGACGTTGAATCTTGGTTACCAAAAGTCAAAAAAGGTGGTATAATTGCGGGTCACGATTACAACTTGGATGATCCTACCAACCCAGAACATGCTGGTGTAATTAAAGCAGTCAACGAACTGTTTCCGATGGACAAAGTAACTATTAAGGATACTTGCTGGATTTACCAAGTTATTTAATATTTATTAAATATCATGAGTAACAACTTTGCCAACTCACAGAAACCACAGTATAGAAGTCCATCCAAATTGCCAGCTGATTGGACTTATGTTGGTCAAGGTGGAAAACTAAACGATCCTATCATAGGTCACCCAGCAATGCATGGTCGTAGATGGATGATTGATTATGGGTATGACAGTGGCAAAGGATTTCAAAAATTTCAGCAAGGACTTAAGAAATGAAGATAAATTATTTAGGTGGCGGTAAAGGTGATCTTTTACCAACTGACAAAGTTGATCCCACTCAACTCAGCATAGGTGTTCAAGTTGAAATGGAACACACCAACGATCCAAAAATTGCGCAAGAAATTGCTTTGGACCATCTATCTGAAGATCCAGAATATTATACCAAGTTAATTAAAGCTGGTCTCGCAGATGAATTTGGTGGGTCTGCTGGGTCAGGTTTAGGAGATCCAGATCAAAGTTTCAACGATCCAGCTAGAGTTGGTGAAGATGGTGTTACCCCAGGCAATATAAAGGGTAGTATCGGAGGCACATCTGATGGACAAGTAGCAGGAAGAGCAAGTATGCCAATCATTGATAAATCAAACAATCCATTTGATGGTGAGGGTAAACACAACAAAACTATCGATATACAACTACAAGAAGCTAAGAAAAAGAAGAAACCAAAGCCAACAAATCCCGCATTATGGGCTAGAGCTAAGGCAGCTGCAAGATCAAAGTTTGATGTTTATCCAAGTGCTTATGCAAATGGTTGGGCAGCTAAGTGGTATAAGAGCAAAGGTGGTGGTTGGAGAATGAGCGAAGACTTTGATGTAAGTAAGTTTATGCCTGGATCACCATCAATGTTTGGAAGTTTTGGTTTACCAGATAAAGATCAAACTTCTATTGATGTTAAAAATGTAGCAAACGCACTTAAGAATAAGTTGGTTAATGGTGCAAAAGAGCTGAAGAGAATATTTTCAGAAGAACATTTTGAAACAAAAGAAATGTTGTCTATATTGCATAAAATTCATAACAATATAGAAGTTACTCCCGAACAAAGAAAGAAAGCAACACAACAATTTTTTGATCTACTAAAATTGGTCGGTTTAGCAGGAGTATTTAAATTGACGTTTAAAATCCCGTTTAGTTCAGAAGCTATATATGGTGTAGCACACTTACTCAACAAATATACAGGCATACAAATACTACCTAGTTCAATGATGCCTAAAAAGGTGAAAGAAGAAAGTGTTGTTAGTCAAGTATTTGATGGTCCAAGTCCAGCGGAAGCAGGCCCTGAAGGGCTTGGCACTTATGGTAGTGGATATGATTTTGTCGGATATGCAGAAAACAAAAATTACTCTATGAAAGAAAAACAATTAAAGGAATCGATTAAAAGAATCATTCGTAAACATCTTACTGAACAAGAAGGTGGCGACGAACCAGTAGAAGTTGGTGCTGATCAAGAATCAGTGACAATTACTCTTGATAAAGATCTTGCTAAAAAGTTGCATGATCTTTTAATGACACAACTTGCACCTGAACAATCAGGTAATTTACCATCAAGTGACCAACCACAATCATCTGCTCCAACTCAAGATGATGATCAATTACCACCATCTGACAGTGAAGTAGAAACTGGTGGTGATGAAACCGAACAAACTCCATCAACCCAAATGTCATCTGATACAGGCGACGAAGGTGCTGATGAAGATGCTCTTGGTGAAATCACATTTGAACAGTCAAAGGAAATCGAAGAGACCAAGAAACAATGGATCAAGAATGCTATTAAGCCAGCCAAGAAGGGTGCTCTTCACAAACAATTGAATGTTCCAGCTGGACAAAAAATTCCAAAGACTAAGTTGGCAGCAGCTGCTAAGAAGGGTGGCAAACTAGGTAAACGTGCTCGTTTGGCTATGACTCTTAGTAAGTTGAAGAAGAAGTAATATGGACAAAGCATATCCGATCAAAATAGGAGGCTCCGAGTATATGATGAGTGGCTTCGGTGATAGACTGGGGACACCACCATCTGCTCGGGGCTTCAACCTTAAAGCATTTTCTTTGGGTCTCAAGAAATACGAAACTGTATATCAAGCAACCGAAGAAAATGGTTATGCTTTTATCATTTATGCGGATGGTGATAAAAAATTGATATTAAAAGGTGGTCAAGGATCGGATCATAAAGAAACTGTTATGGCAAGCAGTAAAGAACTGCAATCCATAAGAACAGAAAAGTATGCGGATCAAGATGACATGAACTTCTTGAGAAAGATATGTTTGAGTGGTCGTGCATGGCTTGTTACATTAAAAGGTAAGAACTATTATTTTGTTGGTATTTGGAATACAACCATTACACAAAATCAGTATGATGCTTTGAAAGAATATCTCACTAAGTTTCCAGCGAGTGCTACATACATTCAAATGGGTATGGCGGGAACTGGACCGTCAAGTGAGTTTCAATTATTGAGTGGATTTAGTCCGAAGATTGCTTCCGAAAAACCAAAAGTTGCTTCTGATAAACCAAAACTTTCCAAGAAAGAAAAAGAATTTGTGAGAACCGCACACATGAGAGCATCCGAATTACCCGCTGGTTACGCCAAACAATTACAGAAACTTAGAAATATGACTGAAACAGATACATTTATGTCGAATTATCAAGCATATGAAAAATACAAAAACTATGCATTGAAAATGATTCCTAAATTGGAAAAGATCAAAATGTTGGGTAAAGCAAAGACTGCGGCTCGTGATATTGTCACACAGAGTTCAGTCGAAAGCATCATCATAGGTCTTGGTAAGAATTATCCAGAGTTGACCAAGAAGCTTCAAAGTTTGTTGAAGTATTCATTTCATTATAGTGAATTGATCAAGTTACACAATAAAGGAAAAATTGATTCTACAAATTGGAGAGATCCATCTATGGACGGTGTAATCAATGAAAATGCTGAGATGGCAAAAAGCGATTTGACCAAACTAGTTGATTATAGTGAAAAACTACAATCGATGTTTGATGTTAACGATAATTTAGAAGATTGGGTAAAAGCCAAATTGAATCATGCCGCTGACTATGTTGCCACTGTAAGAGATTATTTGAAGTTCTATCGTGATGAAAAAGATGCGGGAACTCCAGACGATCAAATCGATGAAAAGTGGAGTATGAAATACAAGAGAAGTATTGACTGTAGTAATCCAAAGGGATTTGGTCAAAAAGCTCATTGTAGGGCTAGACAACTGAGAAAGGCTGGTAAACATACAAAGAGTAAACCAGTCAGAGAGATTTATAAAGAAGTCACCAATCAGTTGTTGAACGAGTTTGATAGTTCAATGGCTATGGGTGCGTTGAAACAAATTAATAGTGATGCTAAAGAATTGCAATCGATGTTGCAACCAGACACCAAGTTAGAGGATTGGGTAAAGGCTAAATTAAACTTGGCTGGAGAATACTTGGATGATGTATATCACCACTTGGATCATTTTGGACCAGAAGGCAGAAAGTTGGACGAAGTAAGAATTGCTCGTGAATTAGAGGAAGGTTGGAAAGACTGGGTTGCTGCCGGTGCAATTGGTTTGGGAGCATTGAGTGGAAGCCCCGCTCTTGCCGCAAAACAAGCTGTAAAACCCGCAATCACAAAAGCAGTCACCAAAGGTTCAGAAGCTTCGTTATTAAACAAAAAGACCAGTGATTATATTGGTCAGTGGGAGGGTAGACGTAATGCAATGTATTTGGATACGGAAAAGAAACCCACGATTGGTATTGGTCATTATTTGAATAATACACAACAAGACCGTGATTTGTTTAAAGCATTGTTTGGTAATGCTGTGAACTATGACGCTGTTTTGAAAGGTAAACAAAAATTGACCGATGATCAAATCGAAAAATTGTTCAATGTCGATGTGAAAGTAAAAGAAAAATTGGCAAGTAGCAAAATCAACAATTTTACATCACTTCCACAATATGTCAAAAATGCAATAATCAACGCATTTTATCGTGGTGACATGGGACCAAAAACAGTTAAGTTGATGAATAGTGGTAATTGGGGTGCTGCTGCCAAGGAATATCTAAATCATCAAAATGCACGCAGTGGTCCAGACCAAATTCAACGACGTATGAAAACCAACGCTTTGGCATTTGCACAATTTGCTAAAAACAAAAGTGAGTATTTTGGATTTAACTACGCAATTGGTTAATTTATGGATGAATGGCCTGTCATGAATTCTGGGATGCTAAAAACAATGGCATCCCTTAATTCTATGTATAACCAAATTGGTTCTAAACCCGTTTCTGGCTTTGATCCATATCAAACCATGGTCAATAGAAGAAAACGTCAGGAAGACCCTATTACGGACCAGGAACCAGTGGTTAAACAGCACAGTGATAGTGATATAAAGGCTTTGGAAGAGTTTTGTCAACAATATGGTATTCTTGGATTTAATTGTGGAACTATGAGTCCTAAAGCGGCTCTTATGTTTTTAAAAGCAAAAATGGGAGTGAGAGAGACCGAGAATACTAGTTATAGTCAGAATAAATCAATGTTATATGGATAAAACAGATTGCCCACTAGATAAACTTGCTGAAGGAAATAATTTTGCCACTGATAAATCGAAGTTCGGTCACAACTTCAATAAATTATATCATAAATATTTTCAAGAATTACGTGATGATCCACTCAATCTATTAGAGGTGGGTGTAGCAGCTGGTCACTCAATTCAAATGTGGGCCAAATATTTTACCAATGCAAAGTTGGTTTCATTAGATCACGACATAAAAGGTTATCACTATCCACCAAATGATCGTATAACCATAGTAAAAGGAGATCAACGTGACACCAATTTACTAATGGACCTTCACACAAACCACGGTCCATTTGATATTATTATTGACGACGGGTCTCATATTGATTCATATACTAAAACTACATTTGACACATTATTTCCGTTACTTAAATCTGGTGGTCTTTATATTGTTGAAGATCTACACACATCATATCACAGTGTGGTTCATGGTATCGATAACACGCCTGACTTTATAAATCATGTCAAGGAATTGGTAGACTGTGTAAACTCACACGGTTATTGTATGTCTGGCAACGTAGTAAATTGTTCCAAGAACGAAGACTATCAATGGTGTGAACATCGTAAAATGAAAGAAATGGATAAACTCATTGAATTTATCCATTTCTACAAAAGTATTGTTTTTATCAAAAAGTATTAAACTGCATCGATAATCTCAATCTTTGACTTTCTTAATTCAATAGGAAGTAACTCGTTCAATGGTTCCAAACAGTTTACACAGTATGGAATGTTGATAGGAATTAGTCCGTCTTTATCGGTTCCTGCGAGGATCTTACTTACCTTACGAAAGATAACACCGTTTTGAAACACAGTGTTCTTACATTCTGGACATTCTACTGCGGTTGTATCTTTGATTCCAAAGTTTTGCTTTGGAGCAGGCATATTCATGCCTTCAATTTTGTTGTTAAACATAACTTAGTTTTTTCCTTTTCTTTTTTTGTAATCTTCTAGAGCGGCTTGTAGGGCTTCATGAGCCAACACACTACAATGAATTTTGACTGGAGGTAGACCACCAAGAGCTTCAACGATCTGATCATTACTGAAGTTTTGTTCTAGTTCGTCAATTGATCTACCCTTGATAAGTTCAGTTGCCATGCTTGATGCTGCTATGGCACTACCACAACCAAATGTCTTGAATCGAGCATCAACAACTTTTCTGGTTGTGTCATCGATCTTGAGACTAATCTTCATGATATCACCACAAGCAGCTGCTCCTACTTCACCAATCGCATCAGCTTCTTTTATATCACCCATGTTACGTGGGTTGATAAAGTGATCCATTACTGTTTCGTTGTATAGTGTATAAGACTCGCTCATATACCTATAATTATACCGTAAGTCCGAGTAAACTCAAGTCATTTTTACTCATCTTAGCGACTAGTTGTTCAAACGAAGTCTTTGGGGTCCACTTAAGATCTGTTCGTGCCAAGTTACTATTACCCAACAACAGGTCAACTTCAGCCGGACGATAGAACTTTGGATTGATTCTTACCAACACACTTGAAGCAGCTTCATACTTTTCCAAACATGCTGGTGTCACACTAAACTCTTCTGCAGTTCCATTACCATGCCAACCACCTTCAATACCAGCATGTTTGAATGCAAGTTCAACAAACTCCTTGATGGTGTGAGTCTCATTGCTGCTGAGAACATATTCTTTAATCTTAGAAACCAATTCTTTTTGAGCGCCCTTTGAAGTTTCTCCACTTCGAACGGTTTGTAAATCCTTGAGGTCTTCACGATATTGTTCTTGATTAAGCATACGCCAAATGCCATCTACAAAGTCTTCAGCGTCACTCCAGTCACGTTTAGCATATACGTTACCAAGTTCAATTGCGTCAAATGTCTTACCATTGACAAGTGCTTGTTTGATACGTGATACACCCTTGGTAATCTTACGAGTAACAAACTCTTCACCTCGACGGGTTCCTTCATGGTTAAACAATAGACCTTGAACAGCATACATGTTATAACTTTCACGATATACCTTTACCAATTGACGAGCAGCACTCTTACTAGCACCATATGGACTGCGTGGACGAGCTGGATGTTCTTCGTCTTGTGGGGTATAAGCTACGTTGCCGTATTCTTCACTACTACCAGCGTTGTAGAATCTACAAGATGGCTTGTGTTGTCGAATTGCTTCAAGAATGTGAATAATGCCAGTGGTATTACACTCCCAAGTTTGGGCTGGGAAATCCCAACTACTACCCACAAATGTTTGAGCAGCTAGGTTGATGAAATAATCTGGTTTGATTTGTTCAATTGTCTTGGAGATACTATGAGCATCACTCAAATCAAAATTGATCAATTGAAATCGTGGATTACTTTCAAGATGTTTGATGTTCTCATGGTTCTTGATACTCAAACGTCTTGCACCACCAAAGATGGTATAGTCCGTATTTTTCAATAGATAGTCTACCATGTGGCTGCCATCTTGACCAGTAACACCAGTCACAAAAACAGTTTTCTTGTCGTTCATAAATTTCTTAGCGTCTGATATGTTATAGATTTCCATAAAACTAATTAAGGTTGATCGTTATCTTCGTTTTCGTCGTCCTCGTCATTATCTAAATAGTCTTCGTCAACGAATGATTTTAATTTATATTTTTTGTTAAACTGAATAATGTCGTTTTTAGTAATTTTATTTTGTGTCAAAAACAGTTGTGCGATAACCAATATCAGTTCTTTATTTAGTTTTTCTGAACTGACGATGTGTGTGAAATACATCACCATCTGTATGATTTTTTGTTTTAGTTTCTCAGGTAAGTTGTTAAACGGATCAATCTGTGTCTTGTTGTCGGACTTGTTGATTATTCCGGGTATTTCTTGATTGTGTAGTGAATTTTTAATTTGAAGAACAATCAACTTTTCCAACTGTTCATTGATTTCTTCTTCAGAGTTACAAGTTTCCTTCAACTTCTTTCTGATTTTGTTGATATCGGACTGTTTGACTTTCTTAGCAATATTAAATGCCACTAAAACTCCATGTTTAGATAAAATGTGTCCAAATTCATTCATGGTGGTTAGAATCTTTGTTTTAGTATCTTTTTACTATCTTGTAAAATGTCTGGATCAAAGGCTTTTGGTCCACGATTTATATATCCTTTGCCTGAGGTAAATGTGCAGTTATAACACAATAGTCTCATGTTTTCCAACTTGTGATTTTTATTGTTACCATCTTCAAAGTTTAACAACAAAGGCAATTTACCATCGGTCAATCTACGTTCGCCATAACCACATTGTTCACACTCTGGCTTTTTGATACCAGCACGTATAAGTTTATCCTTCAAACGATGAACTGGAAATTCTGGATACAATCCCTTGACAATTTCTGTGACTGGATATTTGCCTTTGTAAGGATCAATTGGACCACGATGTTTTCTGGTAGGATCGGCTGGATCTTTCTTTTTGATAGGCCAACCAGGTGTTTTGTGAATGCCATATATTCTGGCATACTTTTTGAATGTTGGATAACTAACACCCAATCGCTTTGCTGCCTTTCGTGCGGATGGAGATTTTTCCAATGCTTCACGCACTTCACTTTCCATGAGGGGTCTTGTCTTAGGACCGTTAGCACCTCTTCTTGGATACAATTGGTCACTGAACTCTTTGTCCAAGTGTGGTATCTCGACCCCACGGTCTCTAAGAACTTTGTATTGGTCCAATTCTTTTCTAACATCTTCACCAATCCTATTGAGTGAATACAACTCTTCAACCTTGGCCTTTAATGCCTCAAGTTCTTGTAACTTACTATTGATCTCTTTTATATCAAATTCTTCGGTGTTCATGATTTCAAAGATGCTGATAGAGGTTCGTATGCCAGATCCACTTTCACGTTTTGTAAAAATACTCGTCGTAAATTTTCTGCTCTTTTAGGCATCCCAGCGTTTTGTAATACCTTGTATGTGTTGATATATCTTTCTTTTTCTTTTGGATTGGTTAGATTGTGACATACCATTATTGGATTTACAAATAAATTAGAATGGTTTGCAGCTTCGAATAAAAATGGATTGTTACTTACTTTTTGTATTTTTTGTTCGATTGCTTGTGTGCATGCCTCTACATAACAATCATCAAAAATACTACCGTCCACCTCTATTACAGATGCCCAATCAGCAGTCAACACTTTGTATTTTTTGATATTACTCTTTTTCTTTGACATAGGTTAAATCTCCATCGTTCAATAAATCAAGGTTTTCTAGTTTTTGATTAACGATTTTACATACTTCTTCTTCGATAGTATTAGCAACGAATACAATTTTTTGTATACTCTTTGTCTTGGCACTATCACGCCAAACTCTACCAGTAGATTGACGCATCAATACCGCTGAATATGATGGACATATGAGTGAGATTCTAGGATATTTTCCGTTCAAATCATGCAAACTCAATCCTGCACCACCAGCTGCAATATTAATCAAAATTATTCTTTCTTTGTCTGCTTGAAAATCATCAACAGCTTGTTGACGTTTCTTGTCACTTACAACACCGTTGACAATACACTTGGTATTTAGTCTATCACTCAACGCATTTATAGTCTCGGTAAAATTACAGAATATTGCAACACTCATACCATTTTCGATTGCTTCTTCTGCCATTTCTATAATCAAAGGAACCTTGAACATTTCGACCTTTTGTCGTGCTCTCAAGATAGCAGTCATCTTGGTTTGACCTTTGTCTTTCTTAAGCAACTTTTCGATCTTCAATAATTCCAATCGCATTTCGTCATAAACGGTATTGATCTTCTCAACATCTTCCTTATCCATTTCGTAGGTTTCAGCAGATATTTGACTTTCTGGAAAGTTTGGAATTGTGTCACGGGTAAGTCTTACACCACGGTTGACAAATATGTCTTCATGTAGTTTCATCAACGATTTTTTGTCACCGGTAAATTCTAAACCAAATCGACCCTTTACAACACCATGATCATATAACCAATTGTAATATTGTTGATTACCTTTGAATAATTGAATACCTTGTCCTACAGTTCGTAACTCAAGTGGATTGGTTGCCATTGTTGCAGAACAAAACAACATCTTATATCCCGATTTCAATGCAGCTAAACAAGTTTCACTATTTTTCGTCTTGGCATTCTTTAACTTTTGTGCTTCGTCCCAAACTATCAATGTAGATTTTGGTATCTTCCAGACAAACTCTTTGCGACGAGTGTCTCTACGTTTTACATACGAAGCAATCAAACTATCGGTTTTTCCTATACGTAGGGCTTCATAATTGATAATGCCAACACACTTACCCCACATCTTAAAGTGGTTCTTGATGACTCGTTTCCAACTTTCCTTAACTGCTTTAGGACATACAACCAGTATATCCATGTCTAGTTCTCTTGCTACACCACAAGCAGTATAGGTCTTGCCAACGCCTACATCACTTCCGTCAACACCAGCACCCCATTTTTGTATAGAAGATACCAACTTACCTACAGCTGTGACTTGCCATGGACGTAATCCGTCTTGGTGTTTTACATCGTAATTTGGTAATGGTTCTACCTTTTTTGACGTTTGTTTTGATTCTTTCTTACTGAAGAAATCGTTTGGATCATCATGAACTTCTAACAACACCCAATCTAGATCACGTTTAACTACGGCAAATCCTCGTTCTTTCATGGTGAACTTGTTTGCTTTCCACCATGAAAAGAAGTGGGGACGATATTGAATGGGAATAACCCACTCACGGACATAATATGTTTTGCCGCCTTCGTCTATCTTAATTGGATCTGTCCATTTGATGTCCAAATTAATCATACTCAATCACCCATTTCAGTCTTAAACTTCTGATTACGAGCGTATTCATGGATGTTGCAACGTTTTAGTCTGCCATCTTTTGTAACAATACCAAAATCAACATTCTTGGACATTAATTCTGCGAAGTAAGCACCTTGATTGTCATCATAACCATGACCAAGACTTACCATTTCAACCATGTAGTCTTTACGGGTTTGACGGTGAATTCGTGGACAAAGTGTTTCGAGATAAGAAACTACTTCTTGAACTGTTTGCTTAAAAACAAGTTGCTTGTTTATATCATCTTTTATATAGTAACGATTCATATATGATAGTGTTTACCATATAAATAGGCATAAATCAAGAACTATTGATATTATAATTTACAACCGTTATTTAGTCTTGTTCAATTGGAACTGGAGAATACATGTCTCGTTCTGTCTGACCTCTAATAGTTTGAAAATAACTTACTAGTTTATTTACCAAGTCATCTGCCATAGGTTCTAACCAATCAGCTGCATTAAAATCGGTTGTGCTTGGACCAGCATGAATGGGTTGTATATTACCTTTTTGAAATTCACTTTGTAGAAACTGTATCAAGTCTGCTTTCAATTCCTGCGCATGACGAATTGTAAATATCTCACTCAAACATTCTTTGGTATAACTTACTCTTACTGGTGCTTGACCTTTACCACCACTACCTTTTTCTCCTCTACCAGCTTTACGTTGCGCAGACTTTTTTCGTTTTACCCAATTGGCAATTGCTTTCTTACCACCCTTTGCTCTTAATCTAGCCGCATACTTTTTACCTAAACATGCACTGTAACTACTGCCTTTCTTTGCATCACCACACTTACCAGCTTTTTTGCCTGTAGAATCGTATCTATCCCACCCACCTCCACTAGCACTACCTACAGATCCTTTACCAAACCAAGCACGCAATCCACCTCTGTAGGTTTCGTTGATTTGTTTTTCATATTTGGAATAGATGTCCATACTTTGATATAAATATGAAAAAGTATAATTAGCGTGTTTATTTTCGTGAATATAGTTGATCTAAGATATTTATATTTATTACTTGAGATATGCCAAACAAATATGATGTAGTATTTCAACAGAGAGATCCAAACAATACAAGGTTCTTGGAACGTATTGTTTCGGGATCTAATTTGATAGTTCAGACCAACGCTCAAGGTGTTTTGGTGGGCAGTGTTAATTTACCACCATTTAATATTTCAGGCAGTATTATTTCTGCTTCGGGTCTATACGTTGATGGTCCTACAAATTTAAATTCCGATCCTGCAAATCCTGTTATAATTTCAAACTTAACAGGACAAACAGGATCGTTTGATAGTATGTTCTTAAATCCAAACGGATCTGTTTCAGCACCATTGAGTAGTAGTGATTATGGCACAGAAGGAGAATTAAGAACTGACAATAATTTCTTGTATCTATATTTGAATGGTGCATGGAGACGTGCGCCATACACTTTGTTCTAAGAAATATTCTCTGTAAAGTGTTTTACCAAATTACTAAAGAACTTTTCTAGTGACTTTTTAGTTGGCGCACGTCTCCTCGTTTCTTTGAGATAAAAGATGATACGATCTTTTGGCAATTCTACTTCTTGACCCAAGATATTGAGTAGGTATGTTTCTTTTTGTGATGAAGGCATATTATCATATATACGATCATCACAAAAATTAAATTCAAATCAAATCAAGTTTTGATCAAAAAGTGATTCCAGTCAATGTGCTTAGCGTCCTTGATAAGAGCATACATAGGAACTGGTGAAGGAGCCACAGGCTGCTTGAGCAACTTTAGACCCACCTCATTGTTCATACGGTTACCCTTCTTGGAATTAACATCCTTGGAACACAACACAAGGTTGGTCCAAGTGTCCTCACCACCCTTACTACGAGGAACAACGTGGTCCACAGTAGCAGAGTGACGGTCAACCTTCTTACCAGTGTATTGGCAAACACCACCATCACGGTTGTAGATTGCATCCTTGGAAGGCTTGCCCTTGAAGCTCTTGACAGGCATCTTGGTGAAGTTGGTAGCTATGATGACTGTAGGGACACGAATCATCCTAGTAGGAGTATTGATACTCAAATCCCAACTACGAACTGGAAGAGTCATCCACTCACTCCAAGTGACCGGATTCATACTCTTTGCCTCATCCAAAATAGGATCACCGTTGGCATCGATCTCATAGTCAATATCTATTGCCAACGAAGTAGGCTTTCCATGGGAGTCAGCACCACAAAGATCCACGATAGCATCCTTGACGGTCTTGAAACCAACTGGCTGCCAGTTAGCATTAAGATTTAGACAGATTAACTTGTTCGCAACATTGTTCATAACTTTATCTATGATACCTCACTTTTTATAAATGTCAATAGGAAATTTTTCTTCTGGGTCCAAAGTTTCATCCAACCTTGATTTTGCTATGTTTAAGTCAATCTTAAACCATTCATTTCGAATTTCCAATGCAAAATGTTTCATCATTTCTTTGATCTTTAGTTCAGCGCCATAACAATCTGGGTGCTGAATATAGTATTCTATACGATAATCACGATGTGGTGATGAAGTTTGATAGGTGCGCAAACGACTCTTTATATCATTAGTAACCCCAATCTTGTAGAAATCGGGGAATGCACTGTTGCTAATTATATAAATAAACCCTTCTTTGGAACGTTGTTTACCCATGCTAATAAGTATCCAACAGTCTCCAAAGAAGGGTTTGGGTGGTTTATTTATCTATTACATTGTAACGGATTTAATTATTTTTAAATAGTTCTTTTATACTGACACCGTGTTTGTTTTCTTTGAAAGACCAAATTGATGGTTTCTTTTTTAGATATAAATCTTGGTTAGCATACACTTCTTTTACACAATTGTCTGTTTTGACAATTACTACTTTGTGTTTA